CAATTAATGTTACATCGCCCTGAAGAGTTGTAACAGTAGCACTATCTGTATTAACAGTTGCTGTCTGGCTATCAATCTGGTTATTAAGAACTGTCATACTGTCTATTAAAGATAGGACTGTTGCTGATTCTGTGGCTACTATTTGTGCCATGGCTGTTTGAGTTTCTATTGCTTGATCCAGAAAATTCTGATTAGAAATTACATTATTGACAGCCACAGTAGCACTATCTACTACTGTTTGAGCCTGGACAATTGATTCCTGTGCCTGTGTGATAGTGGCTGTAATGGTATCTGTAGGGCTTGTAATGGCTGTTGCTTGGGTTTGTATAACTGCCGTGGTAGTTTCAGCCTGAGTAATTGTAGCCTGGGCTACCTCAATGATGGCTGTAGCACTTTCTATTGATGTATGTACTATTATTATTGAAGAAGAATCTATTGTTGCAGTTGATGTGTCTGATGAGGATACTTGGTTTGTTACTATTTCATCAGCATGTGCCTGATCGGTTGGACATAGAATGAACCACAATCCCACTAAAAATGCCACCAACCCACTTTTTAGTAGGAGATTTTTGATAGGGGGCACATCCTTTCCGATGTTTAATAACCCTATTATATCATTTTATACAAACAAAAAAGGGAGCCAGTTTCCTGACTCCCCTAATTGTTGGATTATTTAAGCCTTTACCTTTGTCTGAATCTTTAAGACTAGAGCGGTAAGTGCTGTGATTTGCTTCTTAAGTGAAGCAATCATTGAAGCAACAGACTTTGAAAGTTTTGCTACTGCATCTGATGATGCCTTAGCAGCAAGTGTTGCTTCGTCAGCAGCCTTTGCTGCAGCAAGTGCTGCATCTGTAGCAGCCTGTGCTGCCTTTGCTGCCTCTTCAGAAGCCTTTGTAGCAGCCTTTGCTGCTTCATTAGAAACAACTGCTGATGCTGTAACTGCAACCTGACCTGCTACTGGAAGAGATGATCCACCAGTTGCTGTGATTGTTACAGTGTTTTCAGTCAATGGCATGAATACCTTATATGACTTTACAGTTTCTGTATCAGTTGTAACTGATGTTGCTGTAAGAACATCTGATCCTGAACCAAATGCATAGTTAGAAACAATTCCACCTGTTGCAAATAGAGCAGAGTGTGTCTTTCCAGATACTGGAAGACCTGCTGCATCAAGAACCTGAACCTTAATGGTTGCTGCTTCTCCTGGAAGATATACAGCCTTATCAAATGACAACTTAACTGTTGCTGCTGCTGCTTCTACACGAGTAGCAACTGGAGCAGAGACAATTGTTCCTGCTGAGTTCTTTACTGTGATGGCAACTCCACCAGCCTTAACGCCAGTAAGAGTAAATGTTGCTGCACCATCTACGATAGTTGCTGCTGTTCCTGAATCAGAAACTGTTGCAATATCTGATGAATATGCATATAGTGTGCCTGCGCCAACTGTTACGCCAGAAGCATCCTTTGCAACTGCCTTAACTGTAGTTGTATTTGCACCAACTGCAATAACAGACTTAACTGTAGTTGCTACGATTGTAGCGATATCTCCATAGAATGTTACCTGCTCTGTTGCAAGTACTGTACCTGTAAGTGTTGTAAGAGTAACTGTTCCAACTCCTGCTGTACCGTCAGAAAATACACCAACGTAGTTGCCTGTAGGAATTACTAGTGCACGACCCATTGCTGTCATTGTTGTAGCATTTGTGCCATAGCCAACAAGACCTGATCCTGTTACTGTTGCAAGAATTGATTCAGTTGCTGCTCCACCTGCTGCATTCTTGGGTGTAACCACAATTACTGCTGCTGCATCTGTAGAAGTAGCCTTTGGTGCATAAACTGAAGCATCTGCTGTTGCAGTTGTTACTTCACCAGCATTTAGGATTGAAGTTGTTGTTGCTGCAGAAGGTGTAACATCTGCTGCCTTAACTGTAACTGTCCATGCTACTGATGGACCAGTTGCTGGCTTAGTTGTAATAATTCTTGCTTCGTATGTTCCTGCAACCGTTGGTGCAACCAATGATACTGTAAACTTTGCAGTTACATATCCTGGTGTTCCAACTGTTGAGTTAACATCAGCAGAAAGATTTCCTGCTGCAACTGCAACTGTAGCAGTTGTTGTCTCAAGCAATGTAAGTGTTGCATTCTTTGATGCACCTGTTGGTTGTGAGAACATAGCAGAAAGCACTGTTGCTGTATCTGCTGCTGTTTCTGAAATAAACGACAATGTTACTACTGCAGTTGCGGTTTCACCAGCAGTGATTGTATCTGTAGCAGAGTCAATCGTTAGTGTTGGACCGATTACAGCAGCACTTGTCGGAAGTGCTGACATAACGCCAAAAGTCATCGCTGCAGCAAGACCTAGGGCAATTTTCTTAAATGAATTCATTTTTCTCCTTGTTAGTATTTTTTACAATAAATTGAAGTTGCCAAGATATTCCCGAACTTCTTCAGGCATTTCCCGACTATCCAATTCTACCATACGTTGTTCGCTCTCAGCAAGTTTCTTTGCTGAAGTTGACCACGTATGAATATCAATCTCTATATTAGTATTCTTTGGGGTGTGAGACAATGCGCCGAAGACAGCCCCAGTAACTGCATCTGAAAGGTCTTTAGATTTTTTACGTGGGTGATCAACCTTTTTATCATTAATAATCTTAAGTTCAGACATTTCGTCAAGCAATAAAGGTATTCTTGGCATAGCAATACGCTCTTCATAAACCATCATTGCAAGATCTTCATAGTGTTTTTTACCAACAGAAACAGTATCAGTTCTTATTCCTACTGCTTGAAGTTCTTGTTGAATATCAAATGACTGCCAACGGTCAAATGTAACCATGCCAAGGTTAAATCCCTGCCTACGAAGATTTTGAATCCACTGTTTTACTTCCGAAAGGTTTACTGGACCTTCAACCTTTGGCTCCCACCATACAACAGCATCAACAATAATAATTGGGGCAACCTGTTCATAATCTTTAACTACTTGAAGATTAACCCACTTATCAACATGTGCAATTGCTACTGCACACTTGTCATGCTTTTGTGCAAGGTCAGCATGGACATAATAAACTTTATCTGGATCTGGAGTAAATGATTCATCAAACCTTTTATTATTATCAATTGGATTTCTAAGCGTCATACACTTTTCAAGTTTATCCTTTTGCTTAAAGAATGCGTCAGAAGCAAAGGTTGGTACACAGGCAAAGCGTTGCATTGCATCACCCATATCTGTAAAGAATGCTAATTTAAAATCATCAATCTTACGGGTTGGATTTACTACCCATGTTGGCCTTTTTAATCCAAATACCCCAGGATATTTATATGCAATAATCTGATCTTCGTCCCAAGCAATATCTAAATAGTTTCCTTCAGCATCTTCTGGAAAGTCTGGATTCATGATAAAACGATGTGTCTTTGTAATGACTTCTTTTTCCATAATTGCATCTTCATACTTTTGCGAGATAAAGTCACCTGGAAAACGAGGGAATGAGAGCAGTGCAACCTTACCAAGGTCAGGGAAACGAGAATCTACAGATGCACGGAATGCCTTATAGATATTATCTGCAGTCTTACCTTGATCATTACCAGTTCCTACTTCAGTTGCAAAACCAGAAATTTCATCAAGTACTGCAAGAATAAGGTTCAAACCTTCGTGTGATTCTCTTTCTGAGTGACCAGAGTAAACCGTGATTGCTTTATCAAACTCAATGCTTTCTGCCTTTGCATTGTATTTTCCTGCAAACCATTCAGACTTTTCAATCTTAGTCTTGAATCCTTTAAAGAACACATTCTTAGCCTGTTGAGCGTTAATAGCCACGTTAATAATATCAATTGCATCTCCTGCGGGCTTACCAAAGTATCTAGCAGGATCTTTTAGGCATAGTAGTTTATATACGATATATGCACATGCTACGGTTGATGTAAAGTCTTTTCCAGATCCCTTGCCAAGTTGCAGAATGACCTCATTCTTTGTATACTTCTTATAATAGCGATGACCTTCTTCTGCCCCCATGATATCTACAAGATCTTCTTCTCTATAAATTTGACTCATTGCCTCAACAATGTCATATTGTATATCAGAGAGTGGAGGTTGATTTAGATATGATTCACCTTCAACAAATGTCTTAGCATCTACGGGAATTTCCTCAAAGTTATTATTTTTTAACGCCTCAAAAAAATCATTGAACATTGTGGACAACTGTAATCACTTCTCCATCTTTTGCAACAGAAGAAAGTCTGTGCATAATTAGGTCACGAATTTCTGGATGAGATGATGCTATATCTCTTAATATTGCAACAAGTGTTTCTTGACGTTTTTCAATCTCAACCATTTCTTCTGCAAGTTCTTTGTTTTCAAGAAGTCCTGCTTTTTGAAGCATATCAATTCTTGCTTTTTCAATATCAACAACAAGTTTAATTGCTTGAGTTTTTGCGCTAAGATTATTAGTCATAGTTGCTTCGTCAATAACCTCATATGATTTTGTAATTAGTTTGCTATAGTGTGCATCCATCGCTGCAAGTGCTTCCTTTGCACGGGCACGTATGGCATCATTAGCAGAAGCCATAACCTTCCACTCATTAATAAGTTCTACAACACGAACTCTTGGTATAGAAAGTTCTTTAGAAATTCTTGTTGGGTCAGAGCCTTTTAGATACTCAGAAACAACTTGATTTACTTGATCAAGATGTTTTACTAAATCTTCTTCAGTTGACATACTTTCCCTCTAACCTATTGATTTCATCTTTAATATAAAAGATTGCTTTTTCAAGATCCTGAATAGTCTTTGATTCATCCTTTAGACCTGCTCTCCAAAGATATTTAAATGCATTACCAATATTAAAATTACGGTGACGAGTAATCTGAATACACTCAACTCCAGAAGGATCTGTTGTGTAGTGGGTTGGATGGTTTACTTGGTCTACTGTTATATTTAGATTATCGCTCATCTTCATCCTCCCAATCAAATGCTTCTGGCATCCCCCTTAATGTAAAAACAGCATAGGTCAATCCAACAGCGCAGACTGCTGCAATAAATGTTACAAACTTATGAAACTTACTCATCTTTTTGACTTCCTTAATCCAAATTTAGCAAGATATACATAGATGGTTTCTACGCTTGTTCCGCACTCTTTTGCAATATCTTGTGGAGACTTTTTATCCATAAGAAATCTCTTACGAAGCCAAGTCTCACTAGTATATAGTTTAGCAGCCATAATGTTATTTGTCAACTCCTATAGCCTTTGTCCAATTGCTTAATGCCCAATGCCCAATACCGCAGGCATCTGCAACGTCATTGTCTGTAATAGTTCTATCATAAATAGTATTAATAAACTTAATAGTTCTTTCTTTTCTTAGGTTTCTTTCATAGGTTTTATACCAAGATACAGATTTGCCAGGGTTTTTAGAGCGAATAAGCAACTGCTCTTCTTTAGATATCTTTTTGTTACCAATAAAGTTTTGCCATGTAATTGGTGAAACTTTGCCAATGATTTCTGTTCCTGCTTGTCCTGCTGCTCCAAGAATAGCCCCTTGAACTAAAGCAAGATCAGCAGCAGTTTTTGGACTATTCATGAATACAGTATGCTCAATTATGATTGCCTTAAACCCACCATAAAAATCAAAAAAAGCCTTGACCTTTTTACCAGCATCCATAACCTTTTCGTATGTATCATGTCCTTCAAAATTTATTTTACCAATAGCACCTAGATTTTTTTGGGTAGTATCAAAAAGAGCAAAGGCAAGACTATTTGTACTAGCGTCAATAGCACAAATTGTGTTTGGCATAATTGGAACTCCCCATTTAGTCTTGTTCATATTCAATAAAACCTTTTAATTGTTTTAACATTTTATCAACTGCTTTTTTGCTTATGTTGCAATTAGAACAAAACCCTGAATCATTGTAGATTGAAAGATCAACTCCACAACCACCCAAACACTTTCTAACCTTGCCTATTCTTTTTTGTCTACGAGTTGCTTGATAACGTTCTGCTATCTTTTCTTTTGTAGCATCGTCTCTACAGGATTCACTGCAGTAAATCTGATAAGAGACTTTTGGTGTGAAATAGTTGTCACATCTACTACAAAGTTTCACTCAGTTCCTCCAGGGAAGCAATTTTAACAGTTCCCTCTCCTGCTTCAGCGCATGCGGCTTTTACTGGACATGTCTTGCAAATCTTTGAATTACCACGATAATTTTTGGTTGGTATTGTTTGATTTTCCCATGCCTTGCGAACTTCACGCATCCAGTTAAATGCATAATCAATCCATTGGCGGTAGCCATCATTTACTTCAACTGGAATAATCATTAAGTCATGATTGTTTTTATTTTCATATATGAGAGCGCCCTTTTGCTTACCAAGAATCTTCATGTAAATGAGCAACTGAATTAAGTGTGCTCCCTTTGGTTTGTTTGTTTTCTTGCGATACTCAAATGCTTCACTCATCATTGTCTTGATTTCTCCAATGATTTCTTCGCCTTCCCAATTAAGCATTACATCGCCATAACCAAAAATTGGTGGATCATTTGATACCACTTTAAACTCTGTTGTCTTCTCTCCCTTATCATTAATATAAGGAACTGCAACTCCTGAAGCAAGCATTGCTCCTTGGATTCTATCATGCCCCATAGTTCCAGAACTCATATTTGCAACACCATAAGCATCTGTGTAATCATCAAAAATATTTCCATCAAATGCAAGATACCAATAACGTGGACATTGGCCATGTTGATATGCAATTGTTGATGGGGCAAATGTTTTCTTTGTTGTCATTTTTGGACCACGGCTAACAGTGTATCCAGCATTAATCTTGGCAATCATATCTTCAGCATTGAAGATTGTGTTTTGCTTATTAATTGCTTCTTTCTTTTCTGCTTCTTTTAACATAACCTGCTTTAGTAAACTTTTTGTCATTTTTATTCCCTTTTGTTTTATATAAGTATAGCAGGTTAGCGCATTATATACTTGAGTGCTGACACCAAGTTATTGATAGATTCCGCTGCTGTGTAATAAATGTTCTTCTTTGCACGATCATTCTTGTCTACATTAGCCATCCAAGTAGCCTTAAAAGCCATCTTTGCTGCAATAGCCTGTAGTCTAACAATCTCAATGCTTGCTACTTGGGTTGGAATGTCTGGCTTAATAATTACCTTTGCAATAAATGTTAAAGCAGTAGTCAATTCCTCGTCCTGCATATAATCTGCAATCTCTGTCAAGCCATTTACCATTTCTAGTGTTGTCTTGCCTGGTTCAATTTGTTCAGCCATTATTTTTTCCAATCCATGATTCAAGTTTTATTTTTGGATTCCACCCAAGAATATTTTTTGTTTTAGTTATATCTGCTAAAGTTTCTCTCATTTCTCCAACTCTAACTGGTATATTTGTTGTAGGATGGTTATACATTTTTGCAATTTGATTAATTGAATAATTAGTTTCTGAACCAACATTAAATACTGTTCCAATATATTGTTTTTCAATATTTGCTGTTGCAGCCAATATATTTATATCGGCAACATCCATTACATTAATAAAGTCTCTACGCTGTTCACCATCGCCAACAATAGTTAATAAATCTCCATCAGATTTTTGTCTTCCAAATATACCCATAACTGGAGCATACTGACCACGAATTGGCTGATTATTTCCATATACATTAAAATATCTAAAAATAATAGTTTCTAGTCCAAATAGTTCTGTATACATTGAGCATAGTTTTTCTCCACTTACCTTTGACACTGAGTATGGATTTAAACAATCATCTGGTTGTGTTTCTATATTTGGCAGTTCATTTCTTCCATAGGCTGCAGATGTTGAAGAGTACATAACTCTTTTTACCCCAGCCTCACGAGAGCATTGAAGAACAACATTTGTTCCAAGGGTATTTGTCATAGTTGCTTTAACTGGATTATTAATTGTTGGTTGTATTCTTGCTTCTGCTGCTAAATGAAATACATAATCAATTCCATCATATAAATTTTTTGTATTATCATAATCACAAATATCCATATTATAGTTTTTTGCATTTATATTCCAGTAGGGCTGATCATGTGCATCAGACGATTCATTATCAATTACAACTACATCATTACCAAGTTCTATTAGTTTATTTACTAAATTAGAACCAATAAATCCTGCACCGCCAGTAACTAATGCTTTCATTATTTATTTAACCACTGTTCTAGATCTATCTTTGGTTGCCAATTAAATACTTGTTTTACTTTTTCTATGTTTGCTAGACTTTCTTTTATATCTGCCTCAATAGTGTATAGTGGAATGTTTTCTTTTTCAACATTTATAAAATAATGCTTATACATTTTTGCTATTTCTTGAACTGAATAATTTTTCCCATATCCAATATTAAATGGAGTTCCCGCATATTCTTCTGGTATTAATGTAGTACTTGCAAGAATGGTTGCATCAATAGCATCTGAAACATGTATAAAATCTCTTCTTTGTTCTCCGCCATTATAAACCGTCAATGGTGACTGTTTTTCTTTTTGGCGCTCAAATAAACCAAGCACTGAAGGAAATTCTCCATTTTTTGGCTGTCTTTCTCCGTAAACATTAAAATATCTAAGTATTATTGTATCTATATCAAATAATTTCCGATATGTTTCACAAAGTTGTTCACCAGCAATTTTTGATGCTGAGTATACGCTTAAAGAATCTTCTTTCTGTGTTTCTGTATGAGGTAATTCATTATTTCCATAAACTGCACCAGAGGATGCATAAACAAACTTTTTTACATTATTGTCTTTAGCACACTGCAAGGCAACACTTGTTGCATAAATATCAGAATATGCTGTTTTTACTGTATGCCCCATACTTCCAAGGATGCTGGCTTGTCCAGCAAAATGAAAAACACAGTCTACTCCAGCATACAGTCCTGTAGTTTTAAAGTAATCTGTAACATCTGCAAAATAATATTCTGCTTTATCATTTCCATAGTATGTTTCTGTAGTTGTTGATGATTCATTATCAATAACAATAACTTCATGGCCTAATTCTATTAGTCTGTCAACCAAATGTGATCCAATAAAGCCTGCTCCGCCAGTTACCAAATATTTCATTTTTCCCCCATTAATTGTTCTAGCATATCTAATTCTATCACAGCAAGTCGTACCTTTGAGTCTGCCTCTCCTAAAACAATAAAGATTGCTGGATCATTATGATTTTTTATTGCATCAGTTACAGCCTTAGCCCATATATCTTTATTGATTGTTATTCCTTTGGGATACTCTTTAAAATCAACAGTAAAATTTTTCCAAGTAGCATCACCCTTTTTCATATTACGTCCAGAATTTTTATGTTGCTTGGCATTAATTCTTTTTGACTCTGATCTTTCACTCATTTTTGAAATCTTTCTTTGTTTTTTTTGTTGGTATTAAGTTAACCTTTGACAAATGTTTATTGGAGCACATCCAGGTAGCATCTCCAGAATCAGGCCAGAGCCTTAATGTCAATACGGTTTCTGAACATGTTTTACATGGCCATTTACCCGAATAGATAGAAAAATCTCTAGCCATTCAACAACTTACTTCTCAGAGACTCTTGTAGGTCAAGATCTTCTCTAACACGGTTAATAAACCCTTCACGACCTTGAACCTTTGTTCCATCTTCAAGTTTATACCAAGCACCTGTGCGCTCTACAAGGCCAGCAAGTTCTGCGGTATCAACAAGATCACCAATACCGTCAATGCCCACGTTATCGCCTCTAAAATAAAAATCATATTCACCGCTTTGAAAACCAGCAGATGTTTTAGAAAATTGTAACTCCCATTTAACCTTGCGACCAATCTTTTCTTCAATTAATTTATCTCCTACTTGAATCTTTCCCTTAATCGCTTGGTTATCGGACTCAGAAGAAAATAACTTAATAACAGTTGAGGAATAAAACTTAGTAGCCTGACCACCAGAAGGCTGCTGGCTAGTATACATAGCACTGATATTGTTGCGAGACTGAGAAATAAGAACAAGCAAAGTTGGCTTAACTTTATTGTTTGCATAGTTAAGCATTTTCCACGCATTACTAAAGTCTCTAGACTCAGCACCGATTTGTTTGGTGTTCTCAAGTTGCTTAAGTTCATCTGTGTCCTTCTCAAAATAAATAGCAGGCAGTAGAGATGTAATACTGTCTACAACAATTATATCAACACCAGCATTCATTAGGCTTGTGCCTACATCTACCATCTCATTAATAGTTCTTGCTTGTGAGTAAATAAGTTTTGTTGAATCTACCCCAAGTTTTTCAGCCCATGCTGAATCGTATGACATTTCTGCATCAATCCAAGCACATATCTTTCCTTCTTTTTGTGCCTCACCAATCATCTGAAGACATAGAGAAGATTTAGCGGAAGACTTAGAACCCCATATAAGAACCTGACGGCCATACGGCAAACCACCCTTTAAGGCTCTATTAAGGCCAAAACTAGGTGTTGCTGCACACTCAACCTTTTGATTCGTAGCATCGCCAAGACGTTTACGAATACGTGGATCTAACTGTGCTAATACTTCTTCCATTGTTACTGACATTAAAATCTTACCCCATGCTTCTCTGGTCTAGTCTTATTAAATTCTGTTTTTTGTTTTAGAATATAATCAAGTGATTCTCTAGTATACCCTGCTTCTACCATTCCTGCATAAAGATCTAGTGTACGAATAATAATATCTGCAAACTCTTTAGCAATCTCTTCTTCACCTTTGTCTTTGCGAACCGCTTCCATTACTTCAACAACTTCAGAGACAATCATCATAAGTTGTTTAGCAACAAAAATATCATCAATATCTTCTGGCCAAAAACCTTTTTCAACTGCTACTTTGTGCAAATCAATTGCTAACTGATCAAACATTTACTACGTCCTCCAATATAACTGTTCCGTCTTTAGTCTTACCCAAAGAAACTTTGTATACATTTCCTTCTTCAATTGTCATGTATGCCTTAGAAAATGCTGTAGGGAATACAAGAACAGAATGAAGTTCTCTAGCAGCATCTGCTACTACAAGATTTGCCATCTTCTTGCCAGCCTTTGTCATTCTAGGCTTGAAAGATACAACAAATTGTTCTTCACCCTTATAAGGCAACTGCTTATAGTTTAAGAACTTAACTAAAGGATCTTTAGAGTCTTTAATTTGATCTGCTGGAATTGAGTTAACAATCCTATTATCACTAACAAGAATCAAATAAGTTTTACCAGTTTCAATTGTTGTGTTTTCATCATCAAATATTCCAACACTGCCAGTCTTATCAAGAAACTCAACTCTTGACCAACCCTTACCACGTTTAATTGACTTAATCATACCAAGCATAACAAATGATCCAGTTTCTTCATAGTCTTCTGCTTCTTGGATATAAGCATAGTAATGCTGAGGAACTGGCATGTTAAACTCAGGAAGATTTAGATATTCGTAGAGATTTTCTTTAATCTCTTGATCATTACGTTGGCTGTCTTCAAATGTTGCTGCACCAATGATTCGTAGTGCTTGAAGAGCACGAGAGTTAACTCCGTTTCCTTTAGTAAAAGTAAACTTCTCAAGTTCAGCATATGACTTAAAAGGTCTAGCAGCAATGTATCTTTCAGCAATCTTATCCGAGATAAACTTAATACCTGACAAACCAAACCGTATACCCTTACCTTCAATTTTAAAATCAATATCTGACTCATTAACGTGAGGTAATTTAATGCTGATTCCCATTCTTTTTGCTTCAATAAGGTACTCAGTACGTGCATCTTTATCCTTCTCATTCTTTAATAGTGAATACATAAATTCTAGTGGATAGTGATACTTCAACCATGCTGTCCAGTAAGATAGTGTTGAGTATGCTACTGCGTGTGACTTGTTAAATGAGTACCCTGCGTGGGCCTCAAAGTCATGCCACAAGTCTAGGGCTTGGTTTGGCGAAACATATTGCGAAGCACCCTTAACAAACTGATCCTTGAAAACGTCAAACTCTTTAGCATCTTTTTTCTTTCCAATGATCTTTCTAACTTTATCTGCTTCCGACATGGACATACCGCCAAGGTGTACGCATGCTTGCATAACTTGTTCTTGGTAAAGAATACAGCCATAGGTTTCCTCCGTAAATGATTTAAGAATTTGGTGCTTGTAGTCTGGATTTTGACGACCATGTTTAATGGCAATATAGTCTTTTCCGATAGTATTCATTGCACCAGGGCGAACTAGAGCATTAGATGCAGCAAGTTCTTCAAGATTTTTTACACGCATCTTAACCAAAAGGTTGGTATAAGGTGCTGCTTCACACTGAAACACACCTTTTGTATAACCATCTGACAACATGTTATAAACATTAGCATCATCCATATTAATCTTTAATAGATCAATCTTTGTTCCTTCACGCTCTTTAATTATGTCAATACAATCTTTAAGTACCGTCAAAGTTTTTAGACCAAGAGCATCAATCTTAATGAGGCCAATATTTTCAGCCTCACCCATATCTACAGCAACGACAGGAATGCGTTCGTCACTACCAGTAACAGAACGAGTTTCCATTGGCGCATATCTGAATATAGGGTCTTTGCTAGTGACCACACCAGCAGCATGAATGCCAGTACCTTTAATACGACCACGAAGTTGTTCACCATATACCTCCACCTCTGGATATTTTTCTCTAAACCACTGTGCATTTTTAGATGTACAATATTCATCCCATGTATCAATTTGTTTATTAACCTTATTGGCATCTGCAAGAGGAATGTTTAAAACACGAGAAACATCTTTAACAATATTCTTATCTTTAAACTGCATAAATGTTGCAATAGAGGCAACATGGCGATACTGTCTAACAAGATAATCTTTTACTTCATCACGACGTGTATCCTGAATATCAGAGTCAATATCTGGAAAGTCATTACGGTCTGGATTAATAAATCGGAAGAACAAAAGGCCATGCTTGATTGGATCAATGTCTGTAATGCCAAGTGCATAGCAAAGCAAAGAACCTGCTGCAGATCCACGACCTGGACCTACCATAATTCCTTCCTTCTTTGCCCAGTTAAGCATGTTACGCACAACTAGGAAGTAAGGACCAAAGTTTTTTTCGCCAATAATAGTTAATTCTTCTTCAAGGCGATCAAGGTATTCTTGATTATTTTCTAGTCCACGCTCAGTCAAACCCTCAATAGCAAGATTTTTTAGTTCTTCCATAGGCTTCTTGTACTGAACTGGAAGCAAGTCAAGGCCAGACTTAATATCATAGTCTTCAACTTTGTCTGCAATCTCTAAAGAACTTGTGAACATCTCTTCATCTGTGTGTCCCTGTTCTGCCATTGCAACCTTCATCTCTTCATAAGAAAGAAGGTGAATATCAAAAGTACGGAAAGACATTTGACGGTCTTCTCCATATAGGTAATCCAAACGTTCCATCATGTTATCAATCTTCTTTGATTTATCAAAAGTTGATTCCTTTAGAACTTTGCCGTGTGTATTTAATAGGAGCATCATCTCCTGAATTTCTTTTTGACTTGTGTCAGCATGATGACAATCTGGTGTTACAACAACTTTTACGTCAAATGCTTTTGCCAATGCAACAAGTTCATCGTTAATATTCTTTGGGTTGTGTGGCATTAATTCAATATAGAAGTCATCCTTAAAGCGATTCTTAAACCACTGAACTTTTTCTTTTGCAAATGCATATTCTTCATTTTCAATAGCCTTTGCAATTAGTCCACCTTGACAAGCAGACAAAACAATTAGTCCATCACCATACTTATCAAGCACCTCAAAGTCAATACGTGGCTTACGATAAAAACCATCTGTCCATGAAATTTCATTTAACTTATTAAGGTTTTCTAGACCTTGTTGATTCTTAGCAAGAAGGACTATATGGAAATAGTTAACATCAAGTGGACCTACCCTTTCGGACTTATCCCTTTTATCGTGTCTATCTAATGCCAAATAGCCTTCTATGCCAAGAATTGGTTTGATGCCCTTTGCTTTTGCAATGCGGTACAGTTCCCGATGCCCAGATAAGGTTCCGTGATCTGTGATAGCCAGTGCTGGCATACCAAGTTCAACTGCTCGGTCAATATATTCTTCTGGAGTAGCAACACCATCCATTAGAGAATAGTGTGTATGGACATGCAAACCTACGTAATTCACCTATTAATTACCAGTCCATGTTTGATGAAGCAGCATTAGGTGTATCAAAGCCTAGATAAAAGGCTTCTTGTTCAGCATAAGGAATCTTGTTGAGTGCCTTCTCTAGTGGGAATGGTTCAACAGATGACCAATCAAATGGTTCCTTATCTGGAGTACCTGGAATAAGAGTATAAGATGTTTCAGTTCCCTGACCATTTCGCTTTACCTTCCAAGTAAGATTTGAAATACTTCCTGTTTCAAGAGCGTATTCACGAATAGTATTAAATGCAGACTGCTTGCTAACACCCATTGACCAGATAGCCACATATGGTGCCTCAATGCCATCATCTACAAGTACATTGCAATAGAAACGAAGACGTGCTCTCCAACCAGCCTTTGGATCCTTGCGGTGCATTTCTTCAGCCCAGTCACGGCCCTCTGTATCCATTGTATCTACAGCCTTACGCTTATAGTCCTTTGGATTTGTATGTTCTGAAACTACAAGTGCAAGACCACGGTCTGCATTATAGTTTGCTGAATCTTCGTCTAGTTCTTCAATAAAGCGGATCTTTACTGATTGTCCGTCAGCCAACTTAAGCCAGCGAACCTTTGTTCCGTTACCTTCATACTTGGGCTTATCTACCAATGCGTTGATATTTTTTAGTCCCTTTACGATAGCCATTTTTTCTCCTATATTTTTGTTATGTTTTTATTTTAGCATGGCGATGATTGAATTGTCAAATTGGAACTCCAACTTTTTAATCGCTTCATCATCCATATCGCCTATATCTTTATATTTTTTGTCTAACTGTATTACTGTGACGAGATGGCCTAGTTTTTCAAGCAGTTTATCTTTCATGATAGAGCCAGCCTCATCGTTGTCTGCAACAAGTACAACATTATTGAAGTACTTTGCTAATAGTTTAATCTGTGATACAGATACATTAGCCCCCAGTGTTGCAACTGCTGGGAAACCTACTTGATCAAGTCTAATAGCATCAAATGATGATTCAACTACATAGACTGTTGTTGATGTTTTAACTCTATGCAAGTTAAACAAAATCTTACTTTTTGGTAACCCTGGTGTATTCTTAAATTCTTTACCTTCAACAGTTCTAGCAACAAATCCAATGCACATTCCATCAGGGGTTGCCATTGGTATAGTTACAGAGTCTTGCTTTTCAGAATATCCCAAGTTAAATTTTATCACAGATTCTTTTGTGATGCTACGACCTTCAAAATACCTCATTGCTCTTGGTGATTCAAGTGCTTGATTATTTAATCTCTTAATCAGTAGTTCGTCATACTGAACAAAATCAGCAGGAGCATATAATGCTTTATCAACCACAGAAGATATATTTGACTCCTGCTCTTTGCTTTTAATGTATCGTACTGCTTCAAAGTATGTTCTATTTGACATAAACATAATCAACTCAGTTAGGTTCTTAGTTACTTGACAACCAAAGCAAAAGAATAATCCAGAATCTTTAGATACTTCACCTGCAGGCGTTCTGTTATTATTGTGATACGGGCAAAAAATAATAAAGTCTGAACCAAACTCTGCCTCAATATCAATGCCTGCTCCATTAAGAACACGACGTATCTGCTCTTCTGAATATGTCACTTATAACTCTTTCTTGTCCACCATTGATTTTTATATGATCTTACTGCATATCTTTTAAGTCTATAAAAACTATTTTCAACTTCTTGTTGATTGTATGTTCCTTTTTCTGATTCCCAGTTATCTCTTTTTATTGGAATAATTTGAGCAATAGGAGTTCCTTTTTCAATTACACCCTCAAATCCTGCTTTAATAAAAAACGGTAAGTTTAAACTATTTTCATGTTTATCTGTATCAACAAAACCATTTATTGTAAAGAATGGAAGATCATGTCTATGAGATGGATGAGTTATCCATAAACTATAATCCTTTGGTGTCTTTATTTGCCAATGGCAATGCCACCTAAGAAGCATTGGGCTATATCCCAGTGGAACAGGGTAGTTTCCAATACTTTTAATTCTATCACCATCTGGAACATCTAGTGGTGGCAACAATCCCATCCAAGATGGTCTTGGAAGATATCCTTGATTTACACCATTATTAATAATAACATCACAATCTAAAGAGATGGTGTATCCAGAAATCACTGTGTCAACAAAAGGTACGCAAAGTTTATATGTACCAAAATAATCATTTGATCCATAGGCATCTACAAAATTATTTGTTTTATTAGAAAATAGTTTTTGATTTCTGTACCATTCTGGAACATGGTTTGTAGATGGCTTTGGAATGTCTAAATTTTGTTCTACAACCTTTTGAGTTGGAGTAAAGATTATTTTTTTTGGTTTCATTATTTATCCTCAAAATCTTTATATCTGTAGTAACCTTTATCAAAGTCACATTGAACCAAAAAATCACCCATAAAACCATTACGATTTTTTCTAAATGCACATTCAATAATGTCACTATTGGTAGCACGACCAAGGGCTAGTACCCAGTCAGCATCATATGCAATCTGTCTTGACCACGCAGTTTGTGCAAGAGTAGGAACTGTAGAAAGATCTTTAACATCATCTGGTGTTGCAGAAGAGATAGCAATAATAGGTACTTCTTCACTAATAGCCATAAGTTTAAGTTCACGAGAAAGATTCTTCATCTTTACCGTTTCATTATCAGCCTTTTGATTTGGATTCATCAACTGAAGGTAATCTACTACAACAAAGTCTGGTTTATATTGATCAATCTTTCCACGAATTACAGAAGGTGTTACCTCACCGCCAGAATCGTTAGATATGATGTGGAACTGTGGACGACCCTCAATTCTGTCTGTATGCCATTTCTTCATCATGTCAAGTTCTACTTCACCATTTGAAAGTTTACGATGTGACCAAAGACCTTCACCCATAATTGTAAACACACGGTTACGAACTTCTGTTTCACTCATTTCAAGAGAAATAATAAGTGGTGTCTTACCCTGTTTCCATGCTTGCACAGCAAAGTATAGGGCCATCCATGACTTTCCGATACCTGGGTATGCTAGAAAAACTCCTAACTGCCCTGGCATAATTCCAGATGGTAGGTAGTTGTCAAATCCTGGCAAACCTGTTTTAATTCCTCTATGACCCAATGCCTGCTGTTCTTTTACTTGCTCAAAGTATGAAATAGCAGAATCAATATCTGTTGCATCAATATCACGAATTGCTGAAGTATTTTTCTTTAACTGTGATGTTTTTGTAATAAGTTCTTCAAGCGCTACTGATCCTTGACCATTTTGAACTTCACCTGCTGCAGACCTAAGAATATCTTTAAGACTATCATTTAGATATTCTGTTTGAAGTTCTTCAAGATGATGCTTAGTTGCGCCGACGTTTTGTACTGGTTGAAAGTCTCTAAACTTTTCTACAACCAGGGAAGTTGGAGGAACTGTTCCATTATTTTCAGCATACAGTCTAATAAAATTCCACACGTCATTATGTGTACGAAGCAATGTTTCTACATTTGCCTGCAACAAAACATGTAGTTGCTTATCTGCTAAAACTGCGGAGATAACCTTTGCTTCTGTATTATTCACTCAGCCACTCCTTTGCTTTCTTTCTTAGTTCTGCTCTTTGTTTGATATCTTCTTCTACTTCTAGTTTACCATTAAGAATTTTCTCTGCATTGTAAGCAAAATAATTCCATGAGGGTTCTTGTGCAATACTAAAATAATACTCTAGCAAATCATAGCATTGCGAAATACCATATGATTCTACTAAGGCATCTGCTGCCCACTGTTCAACATTTAGATTGATGTTGGACTTACGCTCATATCGTTGCGTGTAAAATTTGTTATAGCGACTGAGCAAAGCCATTCGGTCTTTGCGTTCTGCCATTATCCTTCAGAAGCCTCTTCTTGTGCTTCCTTAATCTTCTCTGTAAGTTTATCTTCTACAAACTTATAGACACGATCAAAAGCCTGTTCAATATTTTCGCCATCACGCTTTGAATCAATAATCCCTAGATCAAGTCTTAGTGACTGGAAGTTTCCCAGATTAAGAGTATATCCAAGTGTTACGTTTACCTTTGTTGAATCGTTTTCCATTCCCCACCCATTCCTATTTTAAATGCTCTCTGACCAAGTTGGAATAAATCTTCCATCTTCTGTCTTCGTATATGTAAGTATACCGTCTCCCATTCGTCTTGTCAATTCTTGACTAGTAGGAGTCATGTTATTTGTTATTAATTTGTCTTTTCTTGGTTGTCCAATATGTATACTTGCAAGTATAGCACGTATCTCTTTTACTTGCGACTCTGAGTAATATGCTCTTACTTGCCATCCTGGTTCCCCGCCTTTTCTTGATCCAGTTGGTGCAGGGATTGTTCCTGACTTAATTAATCTTGGTAAATACTTTCTATGCCTATTGACAAGAATAGCCGTTTCTGCTATAGTATATGCTCTTTCTCTATTACGTCTAAAATCAGTGCGTAGGCAAGTTTCAAATCTATCCTTTGTAATATTATAAACAGAAACCATTCCTGTTGATCTTGAACTATGATGTATTCTAACTAAATCACCATTCAAAAACCAAACATTTTGGTTTCCCTTTATTACAGACTCGTTATTGTATTCTTCGCTCTGTATTTTTCGTTTAGCAGTAGCCATCTGCCCTCCCTGCTTTCTTGCGGGGGATGATAAAATTTTCTTTCCCCACAACGTACACAGTAAGTCTCAATGTGCATTTGAGAATTATATTGTCTATCAATAAAAATTCTACCCTTGCATCTTTTGCAATTAATCATTCTCTACCCTTTTATTCTTTAGTTTGGTATGCCAATAATAATTAGGTGTACCGCTAAAGAAAGATCTCCAGACGCACCAAATCTTACAACGCCTTCAACCTTGCTAGTAGTTACTGTTTTTAAAATAACAGATACATTTTGTCCAGCAGGTGTATTTCCAATGTTGTACGGTGTTGCCGAAACAATTGGAGAATACTTAAAGTCATCAAAGGTATAAGAAAATGAAACTTCAGATGCTGCAGTTACAGTAGCATTGTTTGCAACCTGTACATATCCACCAACAATCTTGGTTTCTGATGTTTTTACGCTTTGAGGTCCAGATATACCATTGTTGATGGTTGTATAGTTATATGTAGCAGAAGATACCTGAGTTGCCAACTCATTAATTGTTTCTGCCATTTGATAGATGTATGTTACATCTAGCGGTTGCCCTCTTTCGGGTAGTGGTACTTTAGCCATTATCTCTCCATTATATCATTAGATCGTGTGTGGTCCGCTTTGATAAACCAACAAATTAGAAAAATCTCTTGTTATTGGGCTTCCCTTTAGGTATACCTCTAATGAGACTTGATTTGGTTGTGAACTCTGCACAACCCCATTTATTGTATATGTATCTGGAATTGGAAAAGAAATGCTTGTTCCATCAATTCTTTGCTTATATGACCAATCTCCGCCATCATTTTTATCCCATTGAACCCAAATATCATATTCGTGTGCCTGTCTTATATAAACTGAATCTTTATATATTGGAACATTGTCCCAAGAAAATGATGCTATTGACCCATTTTTATTAAAACTAATTGCGCCTGGCTGATATGTAAAATTTGGCAAAACTAAGTATACTGGAGACCAATGAGAAGTTCTGTTTTTATCTTCAGATATAACCCTATATCTTACCTCATACCCGTTTAGTTCAGAGTTTATTGATGGTAACTCAGAGTTTAATACTATAGATTTTTTTATTCCAGGGTCTACCATTATGAAACACCTATTGAAAACCTAAACTCTATATAGTTTGTTGTGTTTGGAGATTTAATGATTGTAACCGCATCTGTATTTTTTATTACTGAATAACCAGTTAGCCCGTATAGTGCATTTTCCGTAGCAACATTTTCTAGTCTCATTGCATCAAGAGAAACATAATAATCAGATGATGGGGCTCCTCCAACAATTGTTGTCACATAAATTTTTACTACATTAACTAGGTTCCAAGAAAAATTAGAAGTAGTAAAAAGTTCTTGAAGTTGTTTTGTGATTACCCAATAACGATTATTTACAAGATCATACTCACCTGGGTCTGTTCCTTTTATAAGATCTGCTTCAAATCTAGCGTACTCTACATTTGGAGAATCAGCCTCAGCAAACTCAACTAAAACTCTAACGGTATCTGGTGATGATGCAGAAGAACCATTTTTATTAATAACAGAAAATGCTAACTTTAATTCATCAATTGGTGAATTTTTAGAAAAGTCTGTCTGTATTCCACTTAAATGAATGTGGTTTGATCCATCCTCCACATAAAAGTGATTTACTGTAGTTGATCCCCCAGAAACAAAAGATCCTATTTGATCACTCAATAAAGAAAATGTTGTTGCTGAAGGAACAGTGTTTACTAGTCCAGTTATATTATAATTAACTGGATCTATTCCAGTAACAGTTACTGTGTCGCCAACCTTTAAATTGTGGTTTCTTTCTGTTGTGTACAAAATTCTTGTTCCATCACCAGATGCGTCAGTTATGTTTGTTTCTTTTGTTAAGTTTGCATCTGCGCCATTGATTATAATTGTATTATTTAAAAACCTGCATCTTTCATAACGATTTGCACGAGACTCTTTATAAAAAATACTGTTATCAGAATTTGCTTGAAAAACGGGATCAATAACTGAAATAACATTATCGTCATTTGGAGAATCTAGTGCTTGAGTTACTGTGCTAATAGCAGTTGTTTCTGTTGATGTGTGATACTGCCAATTTTCTGCCTGAGTAAATGAAAGTATAGTTCTGCTGTCATATGCTCCTGCTGCTGAATTTGATCCCGCAGAAAAAATACCAATCTCAGAAATCTCATACCTTTCTTCTGTTGGAAGTTCTGCCGTCAAAACCAACTTAGAAACATTGTCCTCATTAACAAATCCTCTTGAGGATATAGGAACCCTAAACATTTCAAAATCAAGAGTTTTATATGAGGAGTAGTCTCCATATGGGTCTGTTGATAAAAGTGGCTTAGAACCGCTACCAATGGCTATATAAGAGGCAAAAGAGGGTGCTTGTCCAAGTAGGTACTTTGCAATAATATTTTTTCCAGTATTAGTTATCATTATATCTCCGTCTCATATATTGTACCATCTATGGCTATTTGTATTTCTAACTGCTCATCGGCCTTTAGGTTAATGCTTTCAACCACAATATTGCCAGATGCGTCCATGTAGACTGGATTGTTGTCTAAAGAACTTGGATTGATCGGAACAGTCTGATCAAACTTTATTGCAAAACCACTAAAGTATTTATCTGATGTTTTTTGAATACCAATAATATTGTTTGGGTTATACTGTTGGTTAATTGAGTCAATGTTTTTAATTGGCTGATAAATAATTTTTTGACCATTAATAGTATCGTTTCTTGCAATATTAATTAGTTCTTGTCCACCTATATCTTCAAATACAAGATCTGCCATAATTTCTACTGGTACGGCAGAATCATCAAATAATACAATATCTGGTGTTGCTGTTTTAATTGGATTTGTAACTGTTTTTGCTATTGATGAAGCAAAGTTATTTACTGGGGCAGGAGTTAATGGAGTTGCTGCAACTGATACTGATGGAGACTGAGTATATTGATTTTGTGCAACTATATTTTTTACTGGAACTGGATTAATTGTAGATGGTGGTGACTGTATTGGTCCAGTTTTATTTGATGCTTCTTCTGCTTTTCTCCAGTCTGCAACAGAATATGCTCTTGCAATACTTAATGCTTTTTCTACTCCAGTATCCGCTTCAACTGCAGCAAGTGCATTTTTAACTGCCGTTTCTTCTGCAGAAACACCTTTAACCCTTCTAAGCATTCTTGCGTCTGAATCGTCTCCTCCGTCTGTCATCATTCTTGAACTATACATATAATTATACCTCACTCAAATATAATGTCATTGAGGGTCCATCTGAACCTCTTGAATATTCTATATTATAAACAACAAACCTTGAAGTATCTGAAGCAACCATATCAACATTATTGTTATCTTTATAGTCAACAGTAACAATGTCACCAAGTTGAATCGTTGGTATTGCAAAAATATTTAAACCAACAGATTTTTTAGGTTTCATTAATTTTTCAATAATCCACTTCATTAACGCATTTGCATCATCTTCTGTTTGAATATAAGGTGTATCAATTGTAAATTCATTTTTACCATAAGTTAATCTACTTAATTTAATTTCATCATATTTTTGTTGTTCAACTAATGGTGAGTAAACAACTGAAGTACCCTTTAGTTCTGGGTCGGATAGATTGCCACGTTTCTTAAAGTATTCATCCACAGTTAACTGATGGGTAGTATCCTGAGTAAAAGTTATACCTTGAATTCTTAAATAATTACCGCTTGTTTCATCAAGAACAAGCGCTTTATCCGTTGCATTAAAAATTAAAAATTCTGCTCCGTATGAGTCTGCATAAAATCCCGAAACAGAATATCCTTTTATTCTATTGAATGTTGGTGAAAGTTTTGCATATAAGGCAGGATATGCACGATCATATTTAATATCAAAATATGCACACTCACGCATAATTGTTCCGAACTCCTCAAAATACATACTATATTTTGGAGGCTGTTGTGCACTAATTCCAGATAGGTACGTTGACTGTACAACACCGCTCATTGCATATCTTCTAAAAGACTCATCAAGACCAACCTGATTTTGACCAAATACATCAGCAATTTTTTCTGCTACAGTTGATACAGTATTTTGAGAATAATTTGCACATAAGGCATAAACATTCTCAAACATACATCTTGATGAACCACGAGTAAATAAAGCCATGTTATTGTAAACTGGCAAAGGATCATTATCGTCAACTACCTTAATTAATTTGTTATTAATGTATAAATAGAATCTTCTTATTTTTCCAATATTTTCATATTCAACAGACAAATCATAGACCGTAGGATTTGATTCCCCGTTCATCCTATATTGGCCAGTAAATTTTCCATCATCAACGAGTATTGAAGAAAGTCCTCCCCAAAGTTTTATTGGTATTGCACTAGAAGAAGAAGTTTCTTTTTTAACTTTATAAAAAACAATATTGTTAATAGATATATTTGATTTTTGCTGTGAGTCAAGATTTAAGTATGATTCAATGTTGTTTTCAGTCAAAGCAATGATTTCAAAATAATACCCATTATTTGTTTCTGGATTTAAAAGTACTGCCAGTCCTCCAGAACCTCCACCAATTGTTACGCTTTGGCTTGGTGTTGCAGAGTTTACCTGATAGTAAGATGTACTTCCTGTTGGTGTTTGAAAACGATCTGTATTGTTTTCAACTTTTCCAACTATACGCATTCTTGTTCCAAAATGCTTATATGCATTATCAAGATCTTTATACACATATGAAACAAAGTTTAGTGGAACTTCATTGGTTTTAAAAGATGGTCCATTAATTACAAGAGCAGAAGACTGAATTGTTCCTGTCTGTGTTGATTTAAATGAATTAATGTCTGTTTCAGTTTTATTAGAAACGGCCATAAAGTTTTTAATAACACCATTTCTTGATGTTAATCTAGATGTTGTATTATTTATACCTGCTTGGCCAATTTCTGTTGCAGGAATTGTCGGGTCTAATTCAGTTGTAAACAAATATTGTGCTTTCATATCACAACCACGAACATTAGCATTATCTGACCAATAAGAAGAAAGTCCAGAACTATGGGTTGTTACATTTGTCCCAAACTGACCTCTTCCGTGTGATTCAACTTCTCCATTTTTTAGTCTTGTTATACCACCAACTGTTTCATAGTATGGTGTTGCATAAATTCTTACCAATCCAGTTGGATAAATTTTTCCATTAAATGGTAAAGAAGAGAAATAACTTTGATATTCTTGGTTATCTGAAATCCAAACATTGCCAACACCAGTTATGTTAAATTGTGCTGCATCGTATCTAATTATCTCTCCGTTAGAATAAAAGTATCCCTGATATCTTGTAAGCCAATAAACGTTTTCTCCAAGATCAAGTATATTATTTGTTAATTCATTTTTAACCACAGTTGGTAATTGATCTGATAGTTCAGAATTGATTGGTATTGCACCCAAAACATAATTGCCTTGCTTTGCTGCAAGTTCATTAACTGTTTTTGTATTTTCTGTTCCTGCAACTTCCCACAACAATACTGGTTTATATATCCAAGTTTTTTCTTGATCAATTAATGATGATTGACGAATAGAACCATATGATCTTTGAATGTATCTAGTCGTATAGTTAATTTTTCCATCATTATATATCTTTTTATCTTTTGAAGAAATTTGCAATATATTTGGTAGTTTGCCAGATGTTTGATTTTCAACAATTCCAGAATCAACCTGATTATTTGTTCCACCTAAAGTAAAATCTGTTAATCTTTCATCTAATGAAGGCATTAAATAATTTTTACTCATTACAATAAAATTATTATATTCATCAAAAAACATTGCACTTTGTGTTGAAACTGCAAGTTGATTTAAAACTTCTGCCAGATTTTGGTCTGGAGCAACAAAAAAGTATGGAATTATTGGATCGTTTTCTGTGTCTAATCTTTTAAAAGAATAATTTGTAAATCCAACATAATCAAGCAATAAAGAAATTGCATAACTTAACGATACATTTGTAAGTAAAAGTCTTGGAGCGGTTATTGATTCAAAATAAAAATAAAAATCACGCAACTGTATAGAAACAGACGCACCAGTATTATTTGCTTGTGGAATTCCGTCAGAGTATAGTGTTTTAATTGGTACATAATAATTTGCGTTATCTACATCTAGTATATTCTCATAAAAATTAAACTTAATATTCTTTTTTACATATTCAGATATTATGCTATTTCTATTCTCATAATTAAATGCCTGATCTTCATCAAATATATTAATTTCTCCAGTGGAAGCAAGAAGTTGACCAACTGGCAACGATGTTGATCCAATATCAGATAAAACTTTTGTAACTCTATAATCAACAACCTTATCAGATATATTGGCAACTAATCTTGGGGACATTTCAATAAGATCAAACGTGCAATCAAACTTATTCATTGTATCAATAACAATTCTTAATCCCTCTATATAAACAAACTCTCTGTATAGTGTTGAGTTATTTTCATAATTAACATATGTAGATGGTGAAGTAAAATCTGTTACAAAATCTGTATTATTATTTATTGATTCTGAGCCAAGCCTCCAACCATAAACAACTGGAAAAGATTCATAGTTTTCTCCAGTCCAAATATAAAATGTCCCAGCATCGCCTTCGTTTTCAATTACTTGATATGTATATCCAACAATAGACTGAGATGGAAGCAATGAGGTATCAGAAATAATCTGAGCATGAAAAAATATATTTCTATATTGTTCTGGAATTATTGCTCCATATTCCAACTCTACATATCCATCAGAACTTATTGCTGAAGATCCATTATCCCTTAGTGTGTTCTCGTCAAAACTATATGCATTAACCCAATTATTATTATTTAAATATTGGATTTTCCACTTTTTAGGAGTTGTTTTATTTACATCACCATACAATGGATCTGGCAGTGACACTGTTGAAGTTTGAAACGGCCCAAGGTCAACAGTTCCAACATTTGTTTGCATCTTTACTACAATTCTATTTGTTGGAACAGCATTTTTGTATACAACAAATGGTGCTGCGTCATGAATATAAAACTCATTTTCTACTTTATTGTTTGATATTCCATATTCTTTATTTGACTCAGTTCTATAAGAACTCCAATACTTAAACTGGTCATATCTTGATGGCATGTAATATCTTGGACGTTCTGCAATATTTTTACCAGAGTTTGCTAAATATTTACCTGCAAAATATAGTGGTTTATTAATTCCTGATCTTGGTCTAAATGGTTTTAAGCAGTCTTGTAAAGAGTAAAATAATTTATTTTTTTCTTTATTTGAAAGAAATAATTGAGGAACATCATTATTAGTGTAACCATTTGAAACAATTATATCTGACTCCAATGCATTGGTATAATAGTTTCCAAAATCATTATTATCAAAACTTTCAACCAAAACAGAATATGGACTTCCCAGTTCTGTTGGTCTATATCTATAGTTTCCAACCTTAAAAATATTATCTGGCATATTCATGTTCCACTCAGCAATGACTAGTGACTCAAGTCTTACTGTTGATGATGTTTCAAAGTGTGTTTTTAATGTTTCATTAACAAACACTTTATACCTCTTCTAAACTTACGGATATATTCCATAGATCATGATTGGTTGACCCACGCTTTACAACAGAATAATTAAAATCGGCAAAATAAACCTGTATTACCTGACTATATTGGTTTAAATGGTTATATGCTGCATCATCTTTTCCAAAGTTAGTATATTTATCATAAGACAAAAACATCCAAAATGGTCCTTGATGATTTTCGTACCAATCAAGTAGTTCTGCTCCGCCTGCACCACCGTCTGCAGTATATTCGGTTGCTGCAGGAACTGCCGTTGAGTAATCAATTTGTGGATTTGCATTATGAGATCTTGATGGCAAATTATTCCAAGATACTGACATTTGTAGTTTATCTGCAATATGATAAGACCTCATACGACCATTTATTGTTCGTTGTCTTTGTTCAATTCTTTGATTAGAAAATGATAGATCTCCACGATTATGATCTGATAATATTAAAAATTGATCAATTAAATCAGGACTAGTATTTTCTGGATATGTTGATCCAATCTCATATCCATTTGGAACATACAGTCCATTTGAAAGCGTTCCAGCATTTTCCGACCATAATATGGCTTGAGGTCTTCCGTACTGTTTTCTACTATTCATATAAGTAGGAGTTGCCATTACCTTTGTCCCCGAATTCTTTGATTATCAATATTTCTAATTTGTGTTATTACCGCTCTTGCAATATCATCAGTACTTGCATTAGAGTTAGAAACATTAACACTTATACCATAATTATACACTGAATTGGAATTGTTGTTTACTGATGCAACTGTTGATTTTGGAGTAAATGTTCCATCATTAATTGCCTTGAGATTATTTACACCAAACTTATCCACTGCAAATCTTTTAACAACAAATTCTCCTGGGGTAAGCATTGCTGGAACAGTATCTGTTCCCATTGAATAACCTCCAGTAGCAAAATACTTTGGAACCATTCCACCGCCAGACAAGAGACTAACGCCCATGGCCCTTAGTTTATTGGAAAGTCCTGTAGGGGTAAAGTTTGAGGAAGGTGCTGAGGTTGTGGCTTTGGGTGCAACAGGACCAATAAAGCCCTTTGCCCCTGGATTTGCTGTTGGCCCAACTAAAGTTGGTACAAATCCCTTTACAACCTCTGCTGCTGTTTTTGCAGTATCTGTTGCTGCGGTTGTTGCAGTTTTACTGGTTTCCTCTACAACTGCCTTAACCATATCATTTACTGCACTACCGCCAATATTGATATTTTTAGATGTGCTAAGACTCTTCCACATATCAGCAAGTTTTGCAACTTTATCGTTTGTTGCATTGATAACATCATCAAACTCTCCTGCAGCAATCTTTGCATTATCAATAGCAAGTTGTGCTTGATTCCATCTTGTACGTTGTACATCAATTGCATTAAGTTCTGCTTGCAATTCATTTTTCTTTGCGATGAGTGCTGCGTCTGCTTCTTCTTGAGTTTTTTGTGCTGTTGCTAATTTACCATTTTGAATTGAATAAATTTTATCTTCTATTGCCTGAATTGCTTGTGTCAAAGGAAGTCTTTGTTGTTCAAGAGCAAATGTTTTTCTTTCAATTTGATACTGTTCAGCCTTAATTTGTTCTGCAGTCATTCCATTTGCAGTAAGTCCAGCCAATTCTCTTTGTCTTGCAACATCAAGCACTCCGCCAGCACGACCACTTGCTGCTGCTGCAGCCTGTGCTCTCATTTCTTGTTCTGCTCTTGCTGCTGCTGCAATATCTCCAGAAGTTATAGCGCTTGCAAGATCAATCTGTTGTTTTTGTTGATTTGCAATTTCTTGATTAATTTCTGATATCTTTGCTAAAGCGTTTGCTTGTTCATCATATTTTGCATTAACCTTTTCTGCAGCATTATCAATAAGAGCCATATTTTCAGAGAGAACTGCATTTCTTTGTTGCAAAAGATCAAGCGGTCTATTAATTGTTATATCCATCTGTCTTTGGATTATTGAAGATTGATTAGTTAATCCGTCAATTTCTAACTGAATAGCCTTTACTGCGTCTGCTGCTTTTTCTGCTGCAACTTCTGCAGCCTTAATTGGATCAGCAAATCTATCCTGGATGCTTCTTTCAAGAATATCAAAATAACCTGATGCTTTTGAAGACAAATCAGAAAATGCCTCTGCAACTCCTTCTGGGGTAGAAAGTTTAATCTTTAGGTCAAGTTCTTTTCCAGTTTTAATTCCGTCAAGATATCTCTTAATTCTTTCTGCACTTTGTTCTGATGTAAGCAGTGGGTCTAATAAATAAGATGCAAGTTCAGGGTTACCCAAAATATTATTAATGTCTTCTAGGCTTCCACCCATTTGTGAAATTGTAGAGGCAACACCAGAAAGACTTTCCTTAATTTTGTTTTCTTTATTAACATTAAGGAAAAATTCTTTGATTGCTTGACTTGATGCAGATTTTTCAATATCCTTCATTATTTCCGCTAATTTTTTAACCTGATCAATGCTAAGACCTTTAGTTGCAAGTCCTAGTGCAATTACAGGATCTTTTGCATACTCCATTGCAACAGCAGCATCTAATCCAGCCTTTGTTAATAAAGAATATGCTTTTGCTGTATTTTGAAGTTCTGATCTTTGTTTTTGTAATTGCTCAATAGCAAGTTGGAGTTTGCTTTTTTCTCCAGTGCCTTCGTTTGTTCCTTCAGGCTTATTGTTTCCTGATACAAGAGCCATAACTTCTTGTATTGCCTTCATATCTTCTTTAATTTTTGCTCTAACTCTTGAAGCAGCCAATCCAGCACGAGCATCTGTGCTTGTTGCAGCAGTTTGAAGTGCCTTAATCATTGCTGGAGTAATTGTAGCAATTCCAAGAGCAGCAGCCTTAGCAATAAGCATTTGATCTGCCACATTTTTAATTCCAAGTGCTGACTTAGCAAGTGGTCCAGGCATACTTTTAATAATATTATCCATTAAAAGCAAAGCCTGTGGCTTTGGCATTTTTTCTATAGTTGTTGATATAGTATCAAAAGATTGATTAAATTTTTGTGCAGTAATACTTCCATTTTCAAGTTGTCCAGAAAGTCCATTAATCATTCCAGCAAATGATTTTGATACTAACGATAGATTTTTTTGTAATCCTTTTGTTAGTTTTTGTTCTGTCCATGTAACAACTTGTCCAGTTGAGGCATTTATTGCAGTTTTTGTTTGTTCTGAATATCCAACACCAAATTGTTTTCCAAATGAATTGCCAAGTTTTAATGCAGTTTTTTGAAGATCTTTTTGTCCTTCTTTAGTTGATAAATCTATTTTGTCAAAATCAATCTTAACATTTGCTTTTCCAGATTCTTCTTGTAATGCTTTTATTATGGTATCAATGTTTTCTTTTGCAAAACCTTTACCCTTTAACTGAATTGCTAAAGATTTAAATATAAGTTCTGCCTGGCCATCAGTTGCACCTTTTAATGCATTAATATCATTTTTAAAATTCTTCTTAAAACCTTCTGAACCTCTTAATTCATCAACCTTAGATCTTGTTTGCTGGTCAAGTACAAGTTGTGCACCTGTTCTTTCAAGTCTTGTTGTTTGTGTCTTAACTCCAAAAAAATCACCAAGTGTTTTAACTTTTTCTGTAGAAAGAAGTGCTGCGTCACCAAGTCCTTCAATAGCAACCCTTGCTTCTTCATTCTTTTTCTTCCAAAATTGGAATGCTGCAATTGCTGAGGATATTACGGTAATTGCCAAGCCTATTCCGCCAGCAAACCTTAATGCAAACTTTCCAGCGGTAACAATATTTTTCATGAAACCAACGAAGCCTCCACCCTTTGTAAATAGGGATGAAATCTTTCCGCCTATCTGTGCTCCTTCTGCAGTTTTTCCTAAACCTTGCATTCTTCCAGCAATAAGGGATGCTCTATCTACGGCTAGTTTTAGTGCTTGTGTTTGAGTCAATGCTTGTGTTACTGACATTAATGCAAATAACACTCCAGATAGGCTGAATACTATATTTGAAAGTTTTCCAATAGTACCGCCAAACATTTGAGCAACGCCCGCAACGCCAGTAAGAGCAAATGATGCCCCCATCACTGCACTATTCATCTTAGCAAGTTTTTCTGATGCTTCTACTGCCCTACCTGCAATTCTTTGCTCTGCAACATTTTTTTGAATTACAGAGATAGTTTTTCCATCTTTAGTTTTTTCAATTGTTGTTGGTGCTCCTGGTGTTATGTTTCCAGTTGTTCTTGCTCCACGTTGTGCTCCAGCAACAATATCGTTTGCTACTTGTTCTGCAACCTTTACAGCCATTGGTGCTTCCTGGCCCATTCCAACCTCAACACCACGAACAATATCTTCTCCAACTGGAATTGTTTTCTTTGATGGAGACGCTGTTCCTGCACCTCTTGCAACCCCTGCTACTGTTGTAGATCCAATTGTTTCTCCTATTGCGACATATCCAGCAGTTCCAATATCTCTATAAGAACTACCACCTTGGGCAACACCCAAATAATCACGCAGGGCTGTTTCTTTTTGAGCAACACCAATTCTTTGTCCTTCTGCTCCTCTATTAACTGCACCACCTTGAGTTACTACAGTTGAGGTTCTCTTGAGATCATTAACAGCATCAATTAATACATCAGAAACTACTCCAGCCAATCCCTGCCTTGCTCTTTCAACAGCAGCATAAAAATCTGGATCAGATAAAAACTCTGTTGTGACGGTTCCAATTTCATTAGAAATTAATTGACCAAATTGCGCCATATCAGCATGCATTTGTGCAGCAATAGAAGGATCTGCTAGTGCCTGGTCAAGAGACATTCCTAACTTTCTTGCATATTCTGCATAAATAGGAGCCATTGTTCTTGATACGTTGTCTCCAGTAAATTGTTCTGCAACATTTTTTGGAGCCATCTTGCCTTTATTTGCTTCTTCTGGAAGAACAAATCCAAAGTTACTAAGAGTATAAACCTTTGCAGCATCTGCTGCTTTTATAATTCCTAGAGCCAAAGACTTAGTTTCTTCTATCGCTGCAAGTTGAGACTGTATTGCTGATTTTTCTGCATCAGTCTTAGCACTATTTAGTCTTTCTATAAGAGATGCTTGCTCTTTTTCTGCTGCTGCTAACTGTATCTTTGCTGCTTCTCCAGCCTTTAGTGCCTCTAGTGATGCCTTAAGATACTTACCAATACCCTTAGTTGTATCGGATGCTAGACTTACTAATCTTTCTAGTTCCTGAATATCTCTTATATCTGAGCCACGTTCTTGTGCATGTGCAAATACAAATCCTCCAGATGATGAGGTTCCCTTTGCTCTATTTCTTGCAACACCAAATTCATCTAAAAATGTCTTTAGGTCATCTGCCTTCATTTCTTGGAAAGACATTCCAAGTTGTTGTGCATTTGCTTCTAGTGCATCAAGTGCAAGCGAAAGACCCTCTATGTCTTTACTAAATCTAGCAAGAACACCCTCAATTGCTCCTTGTGTTGTTCTTGATGACATTGGAATATTAAAATCTCTACCGCCAAAGTTAACAACTCCACGAGCAAATCCTGGAATATTTCCAGCAATAATTCCACGAATTAGTCCACCATATTTTTTAGTTTTGTCCGCTGGTATTACAGACTCACCGTTTGAAAGCATGGTAGGAACAGAATCTGATGTTCCTGTCCCTGGACCAACAACAAGGCCACCATCTGCCATCTTCTTTGGAGGCATCATCATTCCAGGGTTTATTGAAGCAAATCTTGCTCCTGCTGCAATTGCTCCCTCATATGCTCTTCTAAGTGCCTCTACTGCTGATGCTTCTACAGTAAATTGTTGTGTAAGAGTTGCGTGTGCTTGATTAAGAGAGTGTGCTGCTGCTGCAGCGTCCAACTGCTCCATTGTCATGTACTGAGTTTGTTCACCAAGATTTTTTGATTGCCCAGTTAATTTTTGATATCCAGTGCGTAGTGTAACAAAAAGTTTAATAATATTTGCTACGCCGTTAGCAAGCAAACCAAATGTCATAAGTAATACTGGTCCAAGGCCACCAACCACAGTAACCATTACTGTTATTGCCTTTTTTGTTCCATCAGAAAGATTAGAGAATTTTTCTGCAATGTTTGTTACTGCATCAATGATTGGTGTTATTGTTTTTAAGAATGCTTCTCCAACTGGAATGATTGCAAATTTAAGATCTTCAACTGCTTTTCTAAACTTATTCATTGCTGAATCAGCAGTCATTCCTAATTCTTTTTCTGACAAAGCAGCAAGATCTTCTACTGAAGAACCAGCCAACTGAAGAACTCTGGATGCCTGTGTTCCATCTTTTGTAACATTTTGGAACAAGGTTGAAAGACGAGCAAACTGGAACTTACCAAACATTGTTTCAATTGCTCTTGCTCTTGCAAGAGGTGCAAGTGTATCAAGTGCTTGAGCAAATCCAATCACAGTTGCTTTAAGATCACCCTTATTATTATTGACTATAGCATCAATATCAATGTTCATTCCCTTAAGCATCTTACGTGCTGAGTTAGTTGGGTTAATTAATGATGCAAGACCAGACTTTAGTGCGTTAGCGCCTTCTGACGCATTGACTCCGCCCTCTTTCATTGCTGTAAGGAAGAATGCTAAGTCTTTAACATCTCCACCAAGTTGTTGAATAACTGGTGCAACCTTTGGAATTGCAACAGTGATATCATCAAGAGATGTTACGGTCTGGTTTTCAACTGCGTTAAGGAAGTTAATGCTATCTGCAAGTTTATCGCTAGAAATAGCAAATGCATTCTGCAAAGAAATTGTGGTCTGAAGCGCCTGCTGATTATCAATTTGTCCAAGTACAGAAAGTCTTGTTGCTTCGGTTGTTTGACGCTGTAAATCTATGCCACTAAAACCTGCTGCAGCAGCGTCTGCTGCTAATCCAACTGTTTCAGATACAGCAATACCATACTTGGTAAACTCTCTTCCAAGAGCCTGTATGTCTGCTAATGCTTGATCTGTTTCTGCTTGCGGAGTAAATAAATCTCCATATACCTTTTTAAACTTAAGCGCTTGTGCTTCCATTTCCATAAATGTTTTTGAAGCAACAGAACCAACTGCCATAAGTGGAAGTGTAAAACCTACCATCAACTGACGGCCAGCCCATTGTGTATTCTTACCAAAATTCAAAAGGTTTGTGGAACCTTGTTTCATTAATTGATTAAATAATGCCTGTTTTTGTGCAGCAATTTGAACCTGTGTGGAATAACTTCCCATATCAAGTTGATCTGGTCTAATAGCAATTGCCTTCATTGCTCCAGAGGCATCTCTGCCCATCTTAATGTATTGAGTCTGAAGTGTCTTGACACGATCTTCTGCTACCTTGGCAATTGTGTCATACTCTGATCTAAATAAACGACCAAATGTTTTTGTAGATGCTCCCGCATAACGGAAGTATTCTCGCATTGAGAACTTATTCTTCTCAAGAGAAGTAGTAAAAGATTCAGATGTTGTTTTTACAGTGCGGAGTTCTGCAGAGAAAGCCCCAAGAGCATTTACGCTATTGAGAAAATTTCTCTGCAGATCCCTCTGTGCAAGTGCTGCTGCTTCGCTAGATTTAGCGATTGAAGAGTGAAACTGCGAGATCTGACGTTGAAGGCTCTTAAGTTGGGCCAATGCTTCAGACGTATCAATATTTACGCCAATATTAGCATTTACATCAGCCATGCATCACCTCTTTTAAGTTTTATTATTCAGATGCAAGAACGTTTGCTACAGACCCAAGTTCAATACCTGATGCTGCTTCAACAATCTTATAGACAGTTGGAAGGTCAAGAAGTTCTTCCAATGCATCTAAGTCTTTTGCCAATTCTGGCTTATACTGCTCCATAGCAATTTGTACGCATTCAACCAGAAGAGTCATTGACTTTTCATTGTTATCTGCCACCGCTGCTACGCCCTCAAACTTCTTCATAAATGGGCGAAGAAGAGAAATCTTAAGAGGTCTTACCTCAATCTCTGTCCCATCAATGAGAGTAAGTTTGTTGCTCTCATGTACCTTTGTTGCCATTAATTTCCTCCTATATAGGCTTAGTTAATTATAGCATAGCAGAGGGGTCTCTAACGTCTTCATAATCAAGACCAAAACCAATACCAAACCCTGCTTTTTGTGCATTAACACCTTGCAATGCAAGAACATCATTACTGTCAGATGTGGCACCACGGCTAAATACTCTAGCCTTCATATCTTCCCATTCTTTTTGACCTTTTCCACTTCCATTTTCTGCGTCTAGATCAACACCCTGTATTGCTGCTAAAAATTTCTTTTCTTCATAATCTAATTCTCTTTTGCTTGCTAGGGTCGCCAGCAATTCTGGCATAGATAAAGATAATTCTAGTTCATGATAATCTTTCCATATACCCAGCAAAAATACCTCTGATTCTAGTTTTGCTAAATCTAGTTCATCCCAGGTCATACCGCTTTCTGTGGCCTGATTTTTTACTGATTCTTCTGAATTTTTATCTATTTTTATGCCAGCAGATATATCAAGTATTGCATATATTGTGGGTAAGTCAAGGTTGTCTTGAACATCTTCAATTGTTTTTGAGATTTTAGGATAGTATTGTTTCATAGATATTCTTGCACACTCACACAATAACTGTATAGCATCATCGTCATTTTTAGCATTTTTAATATGCTCAAATGCCTCCATGAATTCACGAAGATACTTTATCTTTAATGGGATAGCATCTATTTCTGTGCCATCAATAAGATTAATAACTTTATTATTATAAACTGTTGTAGCCATATCTTTTAATTCTACCATAAAAACAACTAAACCCACTACCTTTTACGTAGTGGGCTAAGTCGTATATCTTATTAAATTATGAAGCAGGTGTAAAGGTACGATCTACGATCTTACCGTATGAGCCTGAAACGTCTTCTGGAAGAAGGCGGAATGAAACTTCAAACATTGAAGCCTCGTTACGCTTTGCAGATACTGTAACATTTTCAATTGAAAGTGCACGGTATGCTGTGTATACACGTTCTACTGTTGCTGAATCAACGCAATCACCAGTTCCTGGACCGATTGCAACGATTCCACGTTCAACTGGACATTCTCCAATGTCACCTGCTGAAAGATCAAGTGCACGACCACTTGATGTGGCCTTATCACCTGTTAGTTTTGAATCGCTGTATGCAAGTGCAAGAAGAAGATTCTCAAGTGTTGCTTCAGCGAAAGCAGTTGCAAGGTTAACCTGCATTCCCTGCTTGTAAAGTTTTGCAACGTCAAGAATCTGGTCTACCTGGACTTCACCGAAATCTGGTTGGAACTGCAATTCAAGGCCGTTCATTGTGTAGCCTACGTTTGTATAATCTGCATCATTTGTAAGGGTATCCTTAAAAGACTTTGTATTTTCAAACGCTGTAAGGCTTGCTGCATCAAGAGTTGTATCTGCAACAAAAAGTGCTGCTGCACCAACGATGATGTTGGTTGATGTACCACGACTATAGTTAGCCATATTTTCACCTCTTTTTCTAAATAGGGTTATTAAGTTTTTGGCGCTGTGTTTCCTCAGATATCAGTATAACAGCATTTTTAATTATACGAAGAGGAGGTGTTGGCATGATAGTCGTACTCAATTATTATCTTGCCCCTCCAGTTGAATTTGACTGAGCCCAGTTCAACAATGTCTCTGGTTTCATCAATCTGAAAAACCCTAAAATTATGAAAAAATACATTACAAGAAATAGGCCTTCCAAACTTATCAAAAATATCATTTTGGGCTATCCAAGCATTTACGTCTTGGGCTGCAGCATCTTCTCTATCTAGGGTCTCAACAATTACTCTTGAAATGTCAAATCCCTTTTCGCTATCAGTTGAGTGGATAGTATAAACAAGTTGCTCTCTTTTAGACCAATATGCTGTTTCTTGATTATATCTAATAAGCCTATCATAAGCAATTAAAAATGGGTTATCAGTTACTGTTATTTCTGAATATAAATCATCAATATTGGTTGCCTGTACTGGAACAATGGGATCTATTTTTCCAGGTACTTTACTATAAAGAGGTACCTCTATAAAATCTCCGTTTGAACCTTTTTCTGTTCTTGTAAACTTCTTTAATTGATCAATAACATATTGATTAATAAATAGTGGAGGATATGCAGATCCAGAAAGTACATTTAAACTAGTAGTCATTTTATTATTCTACCCCAATTTTCATATTTGTTATCCACTTAAATCCAGTTGTGACTCCAACCGACTTTCCACCCAATGATCCCGCAACAAAATTTCTTTTATACATTATTGGATTTTTAATATAGGAGTTTAGTCCAGATGACATTAAAAATGACTGCCTAAAATATACATTAAAAAACTCATCAACTATTTTTTCAAAAGAGCCAGCAACATTTTGACCACCTGGATTTTCAATTGTTACATCTGTGGTTGTAAAAACAGTTTCACCATCGGCCTCAAAAACCAGTACATTAGATTTTTTAGGAGAAATAGTAATTGGTACACCCTCTTCCATAATTTTTGCTTTATTATAAAATGGAGTTGATGATCCATTTGCTATAGATGTTGATTGTTTAAAGTTTGATTTTATGGATAATCCTAGGTTGCTTACTGTATAGTCAAAATCATAAAGTCTTGCGGATGGGCTTCCAGTTTTATACCATTCATATACGTGGTGAAGTGCTCTTGGATTTGATCTTGCCTCAGAGTCAACATATTGTTTTAATACTGTAATAACACTTTTACCTAAATTATTTAAAAATACAATTTTACCTTTTTGAGCACCATCTAAAAAACCAATAGAGTAATCAACTATATTATTAAGTTTTCTTTCAAAATCTTTAAAATTAGTTACTACTCTCATTAGTTGCCTACTGTCTGATTTTCTGATCTACGCCACATCATATAGTAATATTCAATTGACTGAAGACCTCCAACAAAGGGCTCTGTAGTTGCCACTTCAAAAATTGTTGGTCTTCCGTTTCTTGGCCCTGCGGTTTCTCTATAAACCACATTGTCATTTGGAAGTCTTACATTTGTTATAAGTATATTGGTTAGTGCATGGTTTTCATTTTTAGAAGATGTTCTAACGTCTATTCTAGATCTTGCTACTAATTTGCCATCTAATTGTAAAAATACATTAGGGCTCATTTCTTCTTGTGTTCTTTTTGTCATTGCCTGAGCATTACAAGTAATTGTCCTATCAAATACCCAGTCTTTTATTGCCTTTCCATACTCATCTTGGCTAATTATAGAATAATAAACATCAGCAAGCATTGGATACATAAAGTCTGTTGTATCACATGGATTTGATGATGACCCATGCATTATAGAATCCCTGGTGTACGCAAGTCTGTTATATACTTATCAAGAATAATATCAACTAAAATATTTCCAGTACCAAAGAACTTAGATGAATCATACTTAAGTTTAAACTGATCTGTTTCATATTCGCTTACATATGATTTATAGTGATCCATTTTTCCACACTTAATATCATTAATAAGCATGTTTACTGCATCACGAACATCATTTGGAATAACCTTGTATCCTGCCTCATAAATAAAAATATAATCAAACCCTTCAGGGAAAGAGACTGCAGGATTTCTTGTATTAATCCACATGTTATCAAAGTTTTCATATGGAGCATATGTATAGAATGAGTCCGATCCTGCATCTCTATACTTTAGTGGTTTGCGCTCATTACGATTTTTTGGCTCATACTGACTAGAGTCAGTTGGAACCTTTACAATTGCAGTTCTATCTTGAGTAATCACATAATTAAAACCTGCAAGTGCGGGTGTTTCTGCCTGATAATCATAAACTAAAACACCATTTTCATAAACCTTGTCAATCTTATAAATTGTTTCCCACACTGGCATATAGTCATTACCTTGACCAACAACCTCAAGAACTTTCTTTTCAAATGTAAAACCACGACTAATCAAAGAATCAATAATTGCTCTAGCAATACGTTCATTATATGTTGCTTCTGCTATTTCTGTAGCAGTTGTACCAAGTGTTCTTGGATCAACATATGGACGAACAATACTAAGAATATCTTCAACAAAAATATGTTCTGGAGCACCATCAACTAATTCATAGATAGCAACAGCATAGTCATGATCGTATGTTACAAAATCACCTGTAAGTGTAAAAGTAATTTGAGAATTGCTATCTGATGTTAGAATTTCAGATGCCTCAATTGTTTTAGGAGCATTCTCAATAGTAAAAAGATAATCTGTGTTTGGTTCTGGAACGTCATATTTAACGTCAATTGGATATGGTGGGAGTCTTAAAACTATCATAATTATTTACCGTAGTGCTTTGCTACCTCTTGTGGTGTCGCTATGCGAACCAACTTGTGGGTAAGCCACTTTTCGGAAACCTCCTTGGTTACAATATTATATCCTTTTACGAGTTCTCCAACTCCATTCCAGAATATATTTCTGCCTGAAAAAAGTGCTATTTTTTCATCTACTGACTTTTCAACCTTTGGTTTTGCTACTGAATCTTCTTTGGGAGTCCAATTAGCAATTACCTCAAGCATGTGAGCCTTTGTGCTTACCCCAAATAAATCAATGTTATTTTTCTTTGCATAAGACTTTATTTCCATAACAGTCTTCTTAGACAAATCTTCAACAATAGACATTAATTCCTCCTATGTCATTATACCAGAATTAGCGTTGTCTTCTTATGCCAAAATTATTTTGTGATGGCAAGCGAATCCCGCTTTGTGTTCCTGATGGATTAACTGCATTTGGTCCCGATGTATCACCCATATTTGCTTCACCTAATACACCCATTGTATTAACTTGCAGACCCCCTGGACCCATAATTATTACTCCTGGATTACCAAGTGTAACAATTGCACCTTCTGCAACGTGTGTGTGTTCTTGCGGTGTTCCTGGATATGACATTTAATCTCCTTATAAATGACTAAAGGGAACGGCTTTGACACCGTTCCCCAAAGTCAATCGTTTTGCGATTATGAGTTATTTGCTGCTGTTGCGAATGCAACTGCGTCAAGTTCTTCCCACTGAATACCAAAGCGGACGAATACTGTGTACTCAATTGTGTCCTTCTTTGGCTGGTAGAAACGGTTTACAGTGATATCACGCTGGAATCCCCATACACGGTTCTGAGGGAATGTAAGATCTACATAGCCTGCAGGGTAGTAAGGAACTTCCTGAACTTCAACACCAAGAACACGTGTTGTACGTGCTCCACCGAATGTCTGAGCATTACCATCATAGTATGCCTGACGGTTAGCCTCAGTACCACCAAGACGTGGTGTAAATGCTTCTGCAATTGCATCAGCAAGTGTACCGTTGTTCTTGACGATACCCTGGAATGCGTCTGTACCTGCATAGAACTTTAGGTTGTTCTTGATTGCACGATACTTACGTGGCATTGCAAGGATGATATCCTGAAGTACTGGTGTTGTCCAGTTGTTATTTTCAACTGTTACGAAAGACTCGTGTGAGTCTCCGCCCTGTACCTTTGAAACAAAGCCTTCCATAATGTTAAGGAAAGCGTCTCCGCCTGTACCTGTACCATTAATTGCAAGATCTTCAATGTCGTTTGCAAAAGCAGTTGTCATCAAACGTACTAGATGGTCTTCAAGAGCGCCACCTTCTACGTTATCTTCTAGTGCTTCTGTTGATACTTCCCAGTCAAGACGAATCTTCTTAGTAGTCAATTCAACCTTTGAGAAAGTTGCGCCTGCATTTGTAAATGTAGGGTCTGCTTGTGCTGCTGCACGAATTACACGCTCACCAACGTTAACCTTTTCAAGTTCCATTGTGTTGGCTCTCATAGTAACTCTACGTCCATCCTTAGCGAGAACTGTAGCATCCCACACATAATCAATGAAGCGACGTGCTTGTTCAGGCAATAGGATACCGCCAGGTGTACCTACTGGATTTACTCCAAGGCTTCCTGATGTTCCGTAATTTGCACCATCAATGTTACCCATAACGCCTTCACGACCATTAACAATGGCTGCTGCGTCTGCGGTAGAACCAGATGCTACTGCGCCTTCACCTGTATGGGTGTGGCCCTGTGTAGTTCCTGGATAGTTTTTTACGATATCTTCTGACATATTGTTCACCTCCTAGTGATTTTTATGTTAGTTATATAGGTCGGAGAATTTGAGGAAACGTCCGCCCCATAGGGATTTTTGAACTGGGGTTGAGTCCAATTCCTGCACGATCTCGCCTAGATCGCCAGACTTGCGGAAAGCAGTGTCCTTTTCTACGGAATCCACTCTCTTTCCAATTTCATTAAAAGTACCCTTGATCTGATTCACATCAGTTGTTGTGGCATCAAGAGACTTCTTTAGGTTAGCAACTTCATCACCAAGTGACTTAATTGTTGCTGTTAGATCGCCAAAGGCATTAGTAACAGATTCCTTGATTTCTGCAATTGCACTTGCAATTACTTCGTCAGCCTTTGCAGCATCTTCTGCTGCTGGTGCTTCAGGAGTCTGAATTGCATCTTCTACTGAAGATGTAGCACTATCTTCTGAATCAGACTTTTCTACTGCTTCTGGAGTTGCTTCTGCAACTACTTCAGCCTTTTCTGCTTCTTCTGTTGGTTGTGCCTCTGGAGTGACCTCTGCGGATACTGCTTCTGCTTCTGCAACTGGTGCATCAACTACTGCTGTTGTATCTTCTGACATAGGGTTTACCTCCTTGTTAATCTTAGAAGTATTAATGCCTTTAGCACTATCAACTAAGAACTTTATCATGTTTGCTTTTTCTGAGTCATCTTTTTCTACAAAACCAATGTTTTTCATTTCATTACCGCTTACTGGGCTAACATATGTTTCTTCATCAGAAGTAAGGACAATACCTGTTTCTTCGTCATAGAAAACATTTTCCACAACAACGTCAGCAAATTCTCCCTTAATAACATCTACGCCATCAACTTTTTCTACTGACATAATACTTGCGAACTGATTTGCTGGGGAGTCTACAAGACTCAACTCAACAAGATCATAGTCCTTAATAATTCTAATTGATTTATCTAGTTCTTCGTTATATGCATCATCCCACTTATTCATTCTACCGCCGATAGAAAAACCAGTGTATGTTCCGTCAAGAACCTTTTCCCATGCATCCTGTGCACCCTTTGAGATATATGTAGAGACATAAACTCCCTTATAGAATTTCTTTGTCTCTGGATCAAAATACTTTTCTTCTTTAAAATTAAGCATCTTGCCAACTGCTGAAGGTTGATGCATTTCACGAATATTACCACGAAACTTTGCAAATGCCTTCATTGATGCTTCTGTTGTAACAATATCATACTGCTTGTCAACGTTATCAAGAGATGCAAAACCAGATACAATTCTTTTTTCTACATCTACTTTTCCAAAGGGCATTGATAGACGAACATTGTCGCCATCAGTGGTCCAAAAAGCCTTATTTATGTTCATATCGTAATCCATTATACCAAACTTTTATGTAGGTTTCTCAGTTATTGAGACGCTCTACCTTCACCCTTCGGATTACGTCCAGACACGGTGGCAGAGCCATCTGACTGATTGTTTGTTCTCTCTGCATCTCTAGAACGATTACCATTTGCTCTTGCATCCGCTGCCTGTCTTGGGCTTAGTTCAAGTGGAGTATCTCCATGGTCTGCCTGCGGAAGATCAAGGATTTCACGGGCTTCATTAGGAAGCATAATCTGATTCTTGACATAGCGCTCAAGGATCTGTGACTGTGCAATCTCATCTGTAAGTGTAAGTTCATTAAACTTAAACTGAAGAATATCTGTCTTTTCTTTAATAATCTTGCTGATTACCTTCTCAAGATGCTGTTGCTCTGGACGAGAAACCTGCTCTTTAAATGTACGGTCTTGTGCTAGTGCTGCTGCGATAGCGCCAGAGTCTGATCCGCCAAGTTTAGAGATTGGAACCTGATGAGCAATCAAAATATCATCACGGTTTTGCTTACGATACTCCTTGAATGATCCATCCTGAATCCCATTTTCAATTGGCTTCATATCAAATTCAACCTTAGAGTGATCATTATCTCCAGGAAGTGGGATATATAAAGTTCTGTGTGACTGAGACTTTAGTCCTGTCTGTAGGAATCGGAACATCTTGTCTTCAGCGTCAGCAGACAACTTAGCACCTTTAAGCGTAATTACATATCTTGGTACTGCCTTGTTTTCAAAGTAATCAATATTATACTGTGAAGCAAGTTGGTCACCAATAAGTGATGGAAGTGCTGCAATAATATCTGGAACACCATAATATGTATTTAGCGGTGAATAATCTTTAAAGTGTATAATTTCATTTGGACGTGGATCTGCTGTCAATGGATTTCTGTTGGTTGCACCAAAGTTACGGAAGTAAACAACCTTTGGTCCAATGATCTGAACAAATCCATCACGAATACGACGAACACGCATTGTTGTAGATGGAATATGTCCAAGGTATCCTATCTCACCACTTACGGTTCTACCAACTTCCATGTAACCATTTCCAGTTGCCTGTAAGTCAGTATAAATCTTTTCCATTGTGCGTGTAAAACTATCGTCATCATTTAATGACTCAAGCCAATCACGAAGTTCTAGTTTTGCTCTTTCAATACGATTACGGGCACGGGCTGTTGCAGCCTGATCTGAATTATTTTCAAGACTCATCATTGTACGATCTGTTACATCAAAACGATAACCAAGACCAACAACATTTTCTACCTTTGCATCAATAGCAGCATGGTTAGCAAAAGATGTATCGTAAAAGTTTGCTAGTTCATAAAGATTATATGGCGGTGTAATAACATCAAAAAGACCATAACCATTTCTATATACCAAACCAGGATTGATTGCTTTTGAGCCAGAATCTTTAAGTCCCTTTGGATCAGCATTTGCTGAATTAAGATATGGTGTACTTAAAAGATCAATGTTTGAATTAGTAGCAAGATATCCTTCTTGGGTCATTGCTTTATTTACTTGTCGTGTCATACGACGCTTAAAGTTATCTTCAAGTCCCCCAAGATTTTTTAATTCTTCCCAAGACTTATTAAATGGGTCGCTATTCTTAAATTGACTTTCTGGTTTTTCTGTAGTGCCAAGTCTAGCCTCTAAATAATCATCGTTACTCATCAAATGCGTCCTTACCTGCTTTATTAAGTGTTTGCTGTGCTGCATGCCATGCACCAAGATCGTTCATAGATGGGATAAGCCCAGCCTTCATACGATCAATCTGCTCTGAATGCTCTTCGTCAGTAATTCTGGTTAGCCCAGGAACAAAGACACACTCACCCTCACCATCATCGCCATAGTGCTTGGCTGCTGCCCTTAATTCTGCAATTTTGGATAAATCATTACGAACAGACTCAATATTAAGCACATTGCCATTGCCATCTGTAAACCATTTCCCGTTTGACTTCTTATATACGTATAGGCCCCAGTTATACTTCTTCTCAATGACCTGCCTACGTACATTTTTAACGATAGGTTCGCCAGTTTCGGGGTTAATTAAAGAATCCATAACCATCAGTATACCATATTACACTGGAGTTTTGATGGTTGTCTGCCAAGATCTTTCGCTATATATGCTAACCTTTTCTGGGTCAAACGAAATTCCCTGTGAGTCATCTACAATGATTTTATTGGTTCCTATATATGTTTTATAAATTTCGTCTGGATTAGTAGAATAAAGGTTAGTTGATGCAACAACCAGAACACCCTGCCAAACATAGTCGTTAAGCCAGTACTGCCAATCAAGGTCAACCAATCCATCATTTTTAACACTAATCCATGGTCTTGTAATGTATTTTTGTAGTTGCTGCAAACTATTTGCCTGATAATAAGATATATTATTAAATAGCATTTCTCCATTTAGGTCAATTGAACCTATATAAGAGTTAAAACTTAAAGAGTTAGAAAAAGAAATTCCAAGGGACAACCATTCGTTTAAACTGATTCTGGGCTCTCTAACTAGTATTCCATTTTGGTAATAGGACAACCCATTAAATTCTTGTCCCGTATTTAAACTTTTTGCAATTATTTTTGCACGATTTCTTTTTAGGGTGTCTGATACATAATAAAACTTAATTGTATCATTTTTATACTTTATATCAAAAAGTTCTAATTCATTTTCTGGAAACATAGACTTATCGTATTTCATCCATAACTGAATGGCGTTAATCTGATAACTACTAGATTTTGATTCATTTATAGATATTGCAATGCCACGGCTTGTTTGTGGATCAAATTCTCCACGAACCTTAATACCAGAATCCCTAGTTAAATATAAATATGGACTTGTTCCTTTATATATGCTGAATGGATTTTTTGATTTATAGTCATAGTAAATTCCCGACTTTTTATATGGAAATAAGTTTATTCCAAATCTTGTTCCAATTGGATTAAAAGAATTGTCATTAAGTGCTTGCGATGCTAACTCTAATTTTTTAATTTGAACTGGTTTTTTAATAATTCCTTTACAGTCAAACTCAACATGATAAACAATTGCTAAAGAATTGAAGTCTATAAGTTTACTTGGATATATAAGAGTTCCATCAATAACCTCAAACTTTGTTGTTGTCCAGTTTGGATATAAATCAATATCTATAATATTTGACTCAGAAACTGGTATGGTTGTTGTAAAATTTTCCTGTAATGAATTAGCACCGTCTGTAATATATTGAAAAGTTATGTATGTTTTTACTGAAGCATTTTCAGTATTATATGTTATGTATGGCTCGGTTATATGTTCAATTACTGAAACTGGTGCTGGATAATCAATATTAAACTGTAAGAAGTCTAAGTCATAATAATAATTCCCAGTCTTACCACTTACATACTTGCCAAAATAAGATAATGGCAAATAGTCTTCCCAGTATCCAGAAATACCTATGTCAAGGTAGAAAAGCCCATACTCTTCTAGTGGAAGCAGTGTGTAACTTGCGGTATGCCCTAATAGTTCTTCAGTTGAATCAAGTAAGGCAATACCATTTTCTGAAAAATGATTACTAATGGTAGAAGTATTAAAAGATGTAGATAGTCCAAACGAATACATTTTTCCATTAAATGAATACTGATTATCTTCTTCTCCAGCAACATACAATCTTAAATTATTTTTGCTTCCAAAAAATGTTGCAACGTTGCCACCGAATGAACTTACAAGCCTATCTATATTAATACCAGCAACAAATAGTTCTTCTTCTTGAACAACAGAAGATCTATAAATTTCTTCTTCTTGTCCATTATAATTTAAATAATAGTGAATTTCATCTAAGTCTTTTCTTACAGCAAAAAAATTTCCTGTTGAGGTATTATAAATTTTAAAAAGAGTTTCTTCTAAAAGCAAACTATCTGAACTAAAAATTCCATAAATCGTATGCACTTCATCGTTTAGAATATTCAGAGATGGAAAGTTTATGTATGACTGAACACCTTCCCATGTTGAATTTGGTTTAAATGTAATAAACTTATTTGCACCTGACTGAATTGCCTGATTATCATCATAAAAATTTTGTAAAGTTTTTGATCCAGTAAATATCTCTGGAAGCCTATATAACGGTGTAGATAAAGATGTTGCAGTTGTATTTAAGTTATCAAAACTTCCCTGATTCCAATTTGCAAAATTTGGATAAGTATAATTTGATGTATAGTTTGCAAATGGGTAATCAATAAATGCAGAACTTCCGTTATAAGAAGAATTAATAGATTCTGTAGATATTACTGCTTGCCCATAAACCCATCTTCTTTTTGCAATATTAAGCGGTACAGAATAAGGATAAATTGCAACACAGTCAATTTCATATGGGAAAACATCCTCATACGAATAAAAACCAAGCCAGTCTTGATTGTTTCCATCTTGATCAAGTTCATTTGGTAATTCTAAGGTATCTGTATTTATGCTAAATGCTATAACCTGTTCTCCATTTAATAAAACAGAAACTGAATCTTTAATTATTCTTATATGTATAAGCATTGGTCTAAACCATTCACCAACAAAATGAGAACCAAAATTATCTCCAACAGCAAAAGTTAAAAATCCTTGATTTACATAAAGTCCGTCAGTAGAAGATATGGGACCAAATATTTTTTTATCTGTTCCAGAGTCTGAGTTTATTTTTGCCCAAAACTCTATGGTGTAATCAAGAAACTGACCCTTTTTATTTAAAAAACCTTTTCCTGGGACTATTAAAGATGCAGTGTTTGAAGGACTAAGTTTTGTTAGGTTTGATGCTCCAAATACCATGGGGATGCTTGTATTTCTTGCTAATAAATTTGGATAGGCAATATAATATCCTGGATTATCTTCTAATCCATACGCACTTGCTTTTACTCCGTTGTGTCCACCATAAGTTGAAATACCTAAAGGAATAGTTTCATAAGACACACCCAAAGATTTTGCGTTAAATTCTTCTGACCATTGTCCAACAGTTACTCCATTAACATAAAACCTATACGCCTCTGTTGTTGATCCCCCAGAACTAACGTTTATTGATAAAAATGCTCTTAGTTGTGCATTAACGTTTGGAATTTCAAATGTCTCAGAAATAAAAAGCCAAGTCTGGGTTACAGAGGTTTGAAACGTTTTATAGTTTCTTGTAACCTCTAAAGTATTTGGATCAGTATATTCATATCCTATAGAAATAGAATTCATGTATGCGCTATCGCAATATACATAAGAACCTACACAAAAACTTCCCTTGTCCTGATCAAGACTTGTAAAGTTAATTAGGTCTGGACTCCAAAAATTTACATCATTTGTGTCTGTTAAAAAAACCTGAGAAAATACTGTTGTAGTAGTGCTATCTGGAAAAGGTACTCCCGATGGTGGAGTTAAAGTTGCCTCAATACCACCATTCTCAACATCCCATGCAGAACTAATGTTTCTTTGTGCTTCTGATATAAGACTTATATAGTCAAGTTTGTCGTCTAAAGCCCAAAGACCCAATGGGTGCTCTGCAAACACTTTTTCTGCATATAAATTGGATGCGTTAGACATTATTCTCCTATCACACTATTATAGCAGGCTAAGGATTAATAAAACTTAATCTCACAAGCATCAGTTGAGCAATATGCTTCTCCAGCAGCCTCAAGATTTTCTACACCATCATAAATAGCAGACCAGTCAATCTTGCCAATCTTGCCTACATATGAGTTATATTCTTCTCTTGTGATTTCTGTATAAGGCTGCTGAGGGTATGTCTTATTTCCCATTGGAAGGAATGAAACTGCTTTTAACTGTCCCTCGTACATATTTAGTGCTGGAGCAACAAACTTCTTCTCCTCTTCCTTGTCAAAAGATAGAGTTACAGAGACACCATTATCTGACCAGTACTTTTGAGCAGTTGCTGCCAAACCAATCTTTTCAAATAGGCTAACCTGCTTTTCAGAACGTTTATGTCCTGATGCCACTGGGAAGTAAACTACTGATGTATTTGCTGAAACTAGGTCATCTTCAATTTTATACCCTGCTGCCTTAAATAAATGAAGCATTGGATCTTGATTACCAAAACGAATGGCACGAAGATAGAATTCTCCACCAGGGCCCCAGTGAACTCCAGGGGTAGCACCAGAAAGAAGTGATACAGATCCTGATGGCTTCACTGTTGTTACACGAACTGATTCACGAACACAAAGCCACTCTGAATATTGATGATCATACTTACGAATTGTGTTATAGCCTTCATCCATCCACTCACGAGTTGTTGGAAGACCATGCTCATCAGCAAATGCGGCAATACCTGTAAGAGATGTTCCAATACGGCGATTTCTCTGCATGATACCGTTTGTCTGTTGCCAATGTGTTGGCATTAATGTTACAGTCTTTCCGTAAAGATAAGCAAATTTCAACGTCTTGAGGAAGTCCTCCTTGGATTCATGACGATTAAGATGCACTTCTACAAGTGTACATAATTCGTAACTTTCCAATGGCTGCTCCGCACAAGGGTTGAAGCCCATAATGCGAGTGTCCTTATAATCAGGAGCATCCGCAAGACGGCCATAATTACGAGCAACATCAAGCCAGATAAAACCTGGTTCTCCATTGTCTGCAATTAAATCTACATAATCTTCATACTTTGTTCCAACCTCAGCAGCAATTGAGTTATTACTCATCCATGCCCAACCTGGTTTTTCTGGATCGTATGAATTTCTTTCTGGAAATACTTCTGGATTCTTAAGATTAATAAAGCCTTCATCTTCTGGTGTACCCAAAGCAAGAGTAGCAGAACGACGAACATTTCCAGAAACAACACAAGTACCAATAAGATTTACAATGTCTACGATGGCACGACTGTCTAGTGCTTCTCCTGCTCTAGAACCGATTACATTACGAATGCGTGTATGTAGATCAATAAGTGGCTGTGGACCGCTTGCAACGCCTCCAAAGCCCTTAATAGGGGCTCCTAGAGGACGGATAAGATCATAGTTAAACTCTTGAATTGGCTGGTTCTGTCGCAAAAATGAATTAATCAAAAGACGAACAGATTCTACCCATCCCTCACGGGTATCTGGAATTTCATAGATTGATGCTGGTTCTGTAGGAGCATAAATAGACATTTGCTTATCTTGTCCAAGGGTATCAAAGCCTACTCCAATACCCAACATTAATGCATCCATTACCCAAGCAAAAAGGGCACCAGGATCATTACGATCAATATCACGAGTAGAAACCATTGCACAGTTTTGAAGAGAAGCAGAGTTGCGCTTTTCCATAGTCATAGGTGTTCCAAATGCCCAAAGACCACGACCTGGTGGGGTCCACTTTAATTCAAACATTCTTTGGAATGCCTCTTGAGCAGACTTCTGTGCCTTATTGTCATTCCATGGTAGACGGTTATCCTTGGCATGGTTCTTCTGTACTGAGTACATACCCTCAATTACACGACGGCAAACCTCATGCCAGCGCTCCTTAGTTCCATCTTCTTTAACACGAGAATATGTACGAATAAATGTAATCTCTCCTAGCGAGTTAGACCCTGCATCTGAGAACCCAAAAGGGCTTGGAACATTATTATATTTATTTACAAATTCATCTGAAAGACGAAAAGAGAATACGGTTTCTGACATTTATTTACCTTTCATAGCAAAAATAAGTTGAGTACTTTGTAATTTCCAAAGTAGTGTTAAGTATATCATAGAATTAAAAAGAAAAACACGCTCAATAAGAGCGTGTCAATCTTTAGTTTAGAGTTAGTACTCTAATTATTTTGAAGTACTATGCACCAATCAACATTAATTCGCTGAATGCTGCTCCTGCTGCTGCAGTTCTCCACTCTGGTCCCGAACCATCAGCCTTCATGTACATTACTTGGTTTGCAGATCCCTTTCCAAGTTTAGAAAGTGTTGTTGAACCAGTTGCATAGATAAAATCACCAGATGTGTATGATGTAAGTCCAGTACCACCATTTGCAACTGGAAGAGTTCCTGTCACACCTGTGCTAAGTGGTAGGCCAGTTGCATTTGTTAACGTTGCAGATGATGGTGTTCCAAGTGCTGGTGTTACCAATGTTGGAGAATTAGCAAATACAAGAGCGCCAGTACCTGTCTCATCAGAGATAACACCCGCTAGTTCTGCAGATGTAGTAGCAGCGTGTACGCTCAACTTATCTGTAGTAACTACAATAGTCTTAGATGATGGGATTGTTGTACCGTTGATAGATGTAGCAGTAGCCACACCAAGTACAGGTGTCACAAGTGTTGGAGAATTATCAAATACAAATTTTCCTGTTCCTGTTGCACCTGTTGCTGTTACACCTTCAATTGTTGCATGTCCAGTAATTGTTGGTGATGCAGAAGGTGCCTTAGAATCAATTTGTGTCTGAATTGCAGAAGTAACACCATTAAGGTATCCAATTTCTGTATCAGATACGTCTGCTACTCTTGCCTGGATAGTTGTTGTATCAACGTCAAACTGTGATGTAGAAACATTCCAGTCAATTCCATATCCAGCAAGTGTTGACTGGTCAACTTCTGCGTTGCTGACTGCGCCATCAACATATGATTCTGTGGCAACATTAATTCCACCCAATGTCATTGATGATGCTGCTAATCCACCAACCTGAAGATCATCAAGTGATCCTTGTGCAAAGTTTACTGTTGTTGTTGGTTCATCTGTTACACCCTTGAAAAGTTTCCAAGCATTGTCAGATGAATCACGAACAAGTCCTGTGTGCTGATATGTTCCATTATCAAATGATGCAACAATACCAAGATCTACAGAGTTTGCTGCATTATTTTCTCCAACATAAATAAGTGGGTCTTGAACAACTAAGTCCTGTGTGCTAACGGTAGTTGTAGTTCCATTTACAGTGAAGTCTCCAGAGATTACTAGGTTTCCACCAATATAGGCATTCTTTGCTACACCAAGACCACCCGCAGTTTTTACTGCACCAGTAGTTGTTGATGTTGATTCTGTTGTATCTGAAACTGAAACTACTCCAGTAAAGGTTGATCCATCTAAAATACCGCTTACTGCAGTATCAGTATATGAATTTGCATTTGACTCTGCTGTTGAGGCTGCTCCATATGCATCGTATGTATTTGGAGTTACTTTAATTTCTCCAGTTGCATCTGTATAAGTAAGACCAGTTCCAACTGCATTTCCAACAGCATCTTGTGCTCTTTCGTCTGTGAAATACTTGTTAGTAGATCCTTCTGTAAGATTATCTGTTGTTGAGTCTGCGACTCCATTTTCGGCAGTAATTGTAAGACCATTCTTATCGCCTGTAATTGTAATATTAGACTTTGTAGCATTTGTGAGGAGTTCTGCTGCAAATGTCTTTGTTGCTAATTCTGCTGTATCAGAAATACCGTGAACAGAAGTGGTATCTGAGGAGTGTGTTGACACTGCATCATCTGCATATGTCTTTGTTGCTACTGTTGAATCAATGTCAAACTGTGATGTTCCAACGTTCCAATCAATACCTGTTCCTGCAAGTGTTGACTGGTCAACTTCTGCATTTCCGACTGCTAAATCAACATATTCTTGTGTTGCAAGATCTGCTGTATTTGCAATTCCGTGGACATTTGTTGTATCTGATTCATGGTTAGAAAGATTTGTGGCAACTGTTGTGAAAAATGCTGGGTCATCACCAATTGCTGCTGCCAATTCATTAAGTGTATCAAGAAGTGCAGGGGCACCATCAATAATATTTGATAGTTCTGCTCCATCTACGAAGTAGTTTAGATCAGCCCAGTGATTTACTCCGTCACCAATCTTAAATTTATTAGTATCTGATTCCCATCCAATTTCACCTGCATTTAGGATTGGATTAGCACCTGTCCACTGTGAAGCGGTTCCTCTGCGCTGTTGCATTCTTGTTGCCATATTATATACTCCTCACGTATATTTAGTTATATTATAACAGATAATTAATTAAAATTATCTATCGCAATTCCGCCATCCCATGTTGCTGACCATGAGTTAGTATTGTAGTAACCAGCATCTAATGGGGTACCCGCTTCATTATAATATCCAGCATCTTTAAAAATACTTACTATAAGTCCTGAACCATCAATTGCAGTATCATGAATGTGATCTTGAAGAACTTCTGAGTCAGCGAGTGAAGCCTGTGCAATCCATTCTGAATTATAGTAAACATAAAGTCTATTTGTTAATGTGTCATACCAAAGATTTCCTTCAATTGGGGAAACTGGTGCTTCACTTGATACTGGAACTGACGGTGAGCCAGCAATAGCATCAACATAATCTTTTGTTGTTGCATGAGTACCAAGGGTAGGAGTGGCAACAGTGACTGTTCCTCCAAATGAACCGCCGTTTGCAACGACAAGCCCATTCTTTACTTTGAAGTCTTTATCAACTGTTGCCATCTCTTACTCCTCTTTAGTAATTATGCTAGTAGTGTTCCGACAACATTAACTGTTGAGTTATTGTTGACTGTTGTTACACGAAGTCTTACATCAGTACCGCTTACATCAGCAGAAATTGTCATTGATGAACCATTAGTTCCAACAATTGCATACTCTGTAAGAGCGATATTGTCTGAAGTATCAAGGGTCAAAAGAACCTCTGCAACTTCTGTATGTGAACCATATGCACACTTAACAATAAACTTCGCTGAACGATATTCGTCTTTGAAGAAAGAGTATGCAGTTACTGTTGATGCTGTAGCAACTAGACCAGTTGTTGCTGCAATCTGCTTTGCAAGTGAGTTAACCTCAACTGCTGTAAAGTTTGGAACAACTGCCTCAAGAGCATCCACTGCTCTCTGATCTGTGAAGTAAAGGTTTGTTGTGCCCTCTGCAAGATCGTCAGTATCAGAGTCTGCAACACCATTCTCAGCAGTAATTGTAAGGCCTGCGCCTGTACCAGTGATTGAGATATTTGTAAGGGTTGCATTTGTCAAGAGATCTGCTGCTGCATCTTTTGCACGACCATCTGTAAAGTAGTGGTTTGTTACACCCTCTGCAAGATCGTCAGTAGTTGAATCATCAACACCGTTTTCTGCTGTAACAATAAGTTGTCCAGAAACTTCAGTGATTGAAATATTTGTCTGGGTTGAACCAGTCAAAACATCTCTTACACGCTGATCTGTGTAATACTTATTTGTTGTACCTTCAGAAACATCGTCTGTTCCAAGTGTTACAGATGAACCAAGGTCAGTTGAGTATCCATTAACTGTGATTGATGAATTTGTAAGTGATGAATTATCAATATTAGAAAGTGTATTGCTTGAAGCATCAATTGTTTTGTTTGTAAGAGTCTGAGAATCAGATGTTCCTACAACATTTCCAGTTACACCATGAACACCAGTTGTTAGGCTATTATGTGTAGAAACTTCTGAAGTAGCGGTTCCTGCTGCATCATACCAAGTATCAACAGTTGTACGATCTACAGAAACTTCAAGACCATCTACTGTAATACCTGTTCCTGCAACAACAGAACCCGAACCAGAGAACTGTGTCCAATCTTGTGATGCAAAGTCAGTTAGATAGTGGTTAGACTGTACCCATGATGTTTGACCATATGTTGTACCCTCCATTACGAAGACTGCTGCTCCAACCAATTCACCAAATGCATCTGCATCATCTGTACGTACAAGAGTATATGTTCCAGATGTTTCTGTATATGAATAAATACCGTTTTCAGAATCTATGTCTTGATTAGTAAGAAGAATACGATATCCAATATCAGAAGAGTCTAGTGCTGCGTGGCCATCAATTACAAGAGTATTTGTTGCGCCAGTCATATTAACATCTGTATTAGCAAGAAGATTTACTGCCTGCTTCCAGTTAAGACCAGAAACTGCGTTGTCAACATATGAATTAGTTGCAATTTCATTGCCTGCTGAAGCAGAACCAACATATGCTGTACCATCTGGATTAAGAACAATATCTCCAGTAGATGTTGAAAGTGTTAGGTTGTTACCTGCATGAACTGTGAGGTCTCCTGCACCATCAACTTCAGTCTGAATGTATGCATCGTTTGTATTTGCAGAACCAAGATATACAGTTCCTTCAAGTGTCTTATTTGTAAGTGTTTGTGAATCTGATGTACCAACAATGTCGCCAGTTACACCGTGTGTAGATGTATCATTAATGTGTGTTGTAAGATCTCCTGCTACTGATGATGCTGAACCTGCAGCATCATACCAAGCATCAACAGTTGTACGATCAATTGCAATCTTTGCAGAACCATCAATGTTAAGTCCTGTACCAAGATCTGCAGAAATATCTCCTGTAGTAGAATTGAATGCAATTCCATCTCCACCAGAAAGTGTGTCACGAACACGCTGTTCTGTAAAGTACTTATTTGTAGTACCCTCTGCAAGATTATCTGTTGTTGAGTCTGCTACGCCATTTTCAGCGGTAATATGAAGAACTCCGCCAACCTCTGTAATAGAAATATTGGTTTGTGTAGATCCTGTAAGAACATCCTTAACACGACCATCTGTGTAATACTTATTTGTTGTACCTTCTGAAAGGTCATCTGTATTATGGTTTGAAATGTCTGATACTGTACCAGTTACATCACCAGTAAGATTTCCAACAAAATGATCTTCTGCTGTGATTACGTTAGCAGCAAAATCTCCATTTTCATCACGAAGAACTACTGTGTCTGGATCATTATTTGATGATGCTGATCCACCAATAAGACCAATGATGTAGGTCTGATCGTCTGGATCTTTTGTTAGAATGTCATAGTTGTTAATGGTACCAGTTGTACCTTCAACGATGAGTCCATTCTTTACTTTAAAGTCTTTGTTGACTGTTGCCATTTTATTATCTCCTTAGTTTTATGCTCTAAGTCCCATACGTGCATAACGTACAGTAATAGGCTTGATTGCTGGGTCTGGTGTAACAGTGAGGGCAACCGTGTTACTAACCCTGGAGACGCTAATGGTGCCAATATTCCCATCATTGTCTATCGTTCCAAATTCGCTAACAGAGATATCTTCTCCATCAACCAAAATGGTTAATTCTGTGGCGTAAAACTTATTATCACCAGCAGAAGTCTTTGATATGGAGACCATGTACTTGACCATTCTCCATTGTGTTGCATCAAAATTATCTATAACGGTTACATTTTCAATACCGTTGATTGTGTTGTCATTGTTACCAAAAGAACCAAGGTTGGTCGCTTGGCCAGCGGTAGAGTCAATTAAATCTTCATAGTCTTGCTGGGATGGACGATCACCAGTCTCAAACTTGGTCTTTACGTTGGCTAAGGATACTTGGGTCATACATGTATTATAGCATAATTAATTATAAATATTTAAATAATCCAGTTTGAATAACCAATTACCTGTAGTCCAATTCCTGGGGGATTATTAGGACCATAACCTGGAATTTGAATTGTAGTAAAGCGAAGTCTGTATGGCAAAGTCTCATTGATTACTGAAAGCCTTTTAGGTCCAACAATTATTGCAGTTGGAACATTTTTCTTTTCTATTGTTCTAGTAATTACAGGATTTTTACTAGTAATTACTGCTGATGCCATTAGTCAGTTACATCCTCAAGAACTATTACTCTTCCTTGTGCTACTGTCCAAACAATATCATCTTGTGGCAAAGAAAGTTGAATATCAAAAATATCATTTGTCTGTAAACTATGAGTCTCTGCTGCTGTTAAAGAAACCGTAAATTCGCCAGGACCATCGTCTACTGTTGCTGCTGGAACCTTAGCCATAATTGTTGTTGCTGTATCTGTAATTTCTCCAGGAACAACTGGATCTGTTATTGGTCTCTTAATTTTCATATTGATTGACCAATCAGCAATATTTAATGGATCTAAATTATCATCTGTTACATAAACACGAAATGCTGCTGTATCACCTTTTACAAAGGTCCACTCAACTTTTGGTGGAACTGCACCAACGTCATATTTACTTTTTTGGACTAATTGATCTCTATATGTAGCCATAGTTCTTTTATTATATCACAATAAACAATAATACATTTTGTTATCAGATTGTTATAATGATATAGGACAAAACGGACATTATAGTTGTACTCATTAGTAGATTATGTTATACTAGATTATGAGACCAAAAGGGTCTCATTCGTTTCTTAGGAGGTAAAAACTATGAGAGAAACAAAAGCGTGGTTTGGGGTAATGTTATTGGTGGTATCGTCTGCTGTTTTTGCAAATAATGCAAATGCAGAAAATGTTACGACTAAGAATAATTTACTTAATAAATCGGCCCAGAATCAGGATACCGCCCACAAAGCGGTTTTTTTCGTTTCTAGGGAAGAAGTGTTAAAAAAGTATGAGAATAAGCCAGTTCTTTCAGACATAGATTTGGCTTTAATGTTAAAGGCAGTAGGCTTTGAAGGTCAGGACTTGAAAGAGGCCTGGGCGGTAGCCAAGAAAGAGTCTAACGGACAACCAATTAGATTCAATGGCAACACAAGTACAGGAGATAGTTCTTACGGACTATTTCAAATTAACATGATTAGTGATCTAGGTCCAGAGCGTCGTGATAAGTTTAATCTTAGATCAAACTTTGACCTGTTGAATCCAGTCATCAATGCAAAAATTGCATACCATATGAGCGATGGTGGTAAGAACTGGTCTGCTTGGAAAGGCATAACAGCCAAAACCAAGATGTGGATAAGCAAGTTCCCACAAAACATTTAAAATAAAATAAAAAATCCCCCTTGGCTATATGCCTTGGGGGTATTTTTTTATTGTTTTTAGACTGTTTCTCCATCAATGGTTACGCCGATAAATTGATTTTGATCTGCTTCAACCCAGTTTGCAACATCATTATCCCAGTTATAAACCTTACCATCCTGTGGATAGGAAACTGGAGGAACATGGTGTCCAACTTCTGCATTATATACCCAGCCATTCATCTTGCTTAGTTCTTCTGCAATTTTATTCATCTGTGCATCAATTTCTTCTTGTGGAACTATCTGTGAGCCCTTAGAGAATGTCTGTGTTGCAGGATCAAAAATATCTCCATAGTCTGCCAACTGCTTTCCATCGTCTCCTGTTACGTTAACAATAATTGGATCGCTCAATAGAATTGCTGCAAGTCTTTCATTGATAAACAAAACATCCACAACTTCTTCATTTAAAACAAGTGCAAGTTTATAGATAAAATCTCCTGTTTCATCTACTATAGACTCTGGGAGTACCCCATCTCTAGAAAATGATCCATCTTCTGGATTGTACTTATCACCAACAAACGCTAACTGTGTTCCGTCTTCGCTTGTTACATCAACAATTGTTGGATTAGAAAGAAGAATATCTGCTAGTCTTCCATCTGAGTGCAAAACATCCACTACTGCATTATCAATAACTAATGCAATATCAAATGGTGGCTTTTCGTTGTTATTCTCTGTCATTATATCTCCTTAGTTATGCTTATTGGTACCCTTTGCCATTTGCCAATTGGACATTCTGCATTTGGTAATTTTACTTTTGCTGACATAAAACATCCGCATTCTTTGCAAGATTTGGTTGTTTTAATCAAATGTTCGCAACCATTGCAAATTGATAAACGTTCTTCAGCAATCTCTGGCTTTACTCTACCTACATTTTTATTGAATAAATCCCATGGTCTTGCTGGTCTATCATTTACATCTTTCATATTACCCCCCGTATTATGAAGTTGTCGCTGTAAAGTTGTCAACGGCTGATCCTTGGTTTGTTCCTCCATCGCCCTTGAATACTCCATAGAAGTTTGTCTTTACAGCACTATTGTCTGTATAGTTTGAACTATGGTATGTTGTTCCACCCTTGTTGGCTGCTGAATATACAGCATAGTTAATTTGATTTCCAGATGTTGATATACCAATTGATCCTGCGCTCTGATATGCGCTCTGGTTTGTATTATACTGTGTATCTACTACTGCAGTTCCATTCTTAATTAATCTAAAGTTAGAAATATAGTTTGTATAAGCAATAGTTTGGTTTGATGTACAGTTATATGCAGTACCGCTGTTACATCCACCACCACAGGCTCCTCTGCCAGATACCTGACAATAGAATGCGTAATAGTTTGTGCTATTTGGATCTCCATAGTATAGTTTATATCCATCGCAGCAGTTATACACGCAAGAGTAGAATGTGCTGGTGTACTGACCGCTACAACATGTTGCACAATATCCACCAGTTTGTGAACAATTTCCACTACATGTTGTATTTGATCCAGATGTTGTTGAATGCTTTACTGTTGCTGCCCAATAGTTGTTTGCGTCTGTTACCCAAAATGCTGGACCTACACCACCTGTACTAAGTGTATCAACCTGAAGGTTTGTAATGTTTGTTCCTTTAAGGAAGATAGTTGCAATATTATTATCTGTTGCAGTGTTATCAGATTTTCCAGATGTGCCATCTGCATACCATGTGCCCTTAACATTATTCCATGTCATTGAATTTGTGCTTGTTGAGCCCAGATTGCCAGAAGTGGTTCTATTAAAGTTGTCTGTATCTGTCAAATAATATGTTCCTGTTGTTACTGCTGAAGAACTTGGTGATGCACTTCCAGATCGTAAGTTAACATTTGTTCCCTTTACAGTAAAAGTGTACACTGTTGCATCACTAAGACCACTTACACTGATTGGACTAGAAGAACCTGATGCAGTAATGCCACCTGGACTAGAAGTTACTGTATATGAGGTTGCTGCTCCACCCTTTGTAGATGGTGTAAAAGGTACAGAGGCAATAAGATAGTTTAGTGTTGGTGTTCCAACTGTTGGTGCATCTGGAACATCTATAACCTTTGTTCCTCCTGCTGACCCATCATTATATTTCTTACCTGTTAGGTTAGAATCACTTGCTTTTCTTACTGCCATTTCTTTACCTCAGTCTCTAATTAGGAAATTTCTGAACCAAATGCTGCAAATGCAAGATCTGCAGATGATGCGTAAACACGAACTAGGTCTCCTGCTGCAAGAGTAAGACCAAGAGTCAACATGATTGAGTCTGATGCTGCTACTGTTGCTCCGTAAACGATCCAGTGCTTTGCTGCTGTTGATCCGTCTGCTGCTGGACGAACTGCAATTCGGTATGTCTGTGCAGATCCAGATTGATTACATACTGAAATGGTAGAAACCACTGTAGATGTACTTGATGGAACTGTGTATAGTGTTGTTTCTGTAGTAGCACTTGGGTTAGATTGTGCTAGTACTTTATATGCTGTTGCCATGAGTGGCTCCTATCTGTATACTTTCATATTGTATCATATATTTATTAACCACCCATCAATAACATAACGTCTGGAAGAGTGTCTATACTTCCTCCAAGGGCAACCTGTGAGTTATTTATGTTAATTGATGAATTTGTTAATGATGAGTTTGGAATATCGGTCAAAATATTTGTTAGACCGCTTATTGTTTTATTGGAAAATGTAATTGCATTGCTTAGTGTAACTTCTGGGGCAGCCCATTCAAGCCCTGTTGCCGTTGAAGAGTTTGCTGTTAGTACTTTTCCATTTTGTCCTACAGCAAGCATGAGTGGAGTGCTTGCTGCTGAAGCACTTATAAGAGCACCTTTAGCGGTTAAAATTGACGGAGCAATTCTGTCAAGGGCAGTAATTTGATTTTGAAGATCATTAAGGGTATATGCTATAGAAGGACTAACAAGATTAGTTGTATTTGTTTCATTAATATCATAGTCATATGAACCATAATGGTAAACTCTTAGTGCTGCCTGAATATCAGCAGCGTCAGCATACCCTGGTATTTTTGTGGGGACTAATTCGCCAATGCTTTCAACTGCCATATTTTCACCTCTTGAAGATTATACCACAGTTGTGTTTACTGATATAAATAGATGTACAGGAACATCTGTTGCTGTCAGTGTTTGCCAGGATCCTGAATATTCCATTGCCTTTAATGTGACAACAAGATTTGAACCTGATACTTGAACATTTGAAATTGAAGATGATGTAACATTTGAATGCTGAATACTGTATTGAACATTGAAGTCTGAAGCAACTAGAGGTGATCCAGTTACTGTAACTATTGATGAAATTGGAATTGTTGCTGTGCCAGTACCGCTTGCAAAGTCAATAGTTGTATCCAATCTTGAATGAAGGGCTGGATTAATTTTTAATATTGTTTCCCATTGATCTGCACCAGGTACTGATACATACTGGTACATGTATGAATAATCTGTTCCTGGAGAAATATTTATATAAAGATCATTTAGGTATATAGTTTCTGTAAAACTTTTTGTATTTGGATCTCCAGAACCAACAAAAACCTTGCTTCCTCTTTGTCCAGTTGGACCAATATCAACAGATACCTCAATAGTATCTGGTGGAGCAATAATTGCTAAATCGTCAGTATTTACTGGAATAGAAAGAGACATAGTTAAACTGCTCCAGAGATATCATCTGTTACAGTTATGGTTCCAGTTACAAGGGTATGAATTATGCCAGTTGTACTAATTATTTCAACGTCATAGACATAAGATCCTGCAGTTAATTCTCTTCCAACAGAAGGTGAGATTGTGCATGTTACTGTATTTAAAACATCGTCAACTACTGCACTTGCTGTTGTCTGAACACCAGCAGATCCTCTAACATTTGCAATTTTAAAATTTGCTGCAGAACCTTCACCAGTATAATCAGCCAATGGAAAAGTTGTTCCATTTGCAGATTTTGGGCTAATGACAAACTCAAAAGTGTCACCACGATAGTAACTAAAATTATATGTACCTGGAAATGCCATTATTCCTCCTGATTTTATTATATCATGAAACCGATATATATACTGATTTTAGCATAGCCTCGCAAGCATTATCTGTTCTTATTTGCGGGATACCACCAAAATTTTGAACTTTACTATTATGTATAAACATTTTTTGATCAACCGAAAATTCATAGTCATATTGGTATTTTAAATTACCCACATAAGTAATTGGAGAATAAGAATCTTCAGATAATAGTGTTTTTATCCAAACCTCTGTATTGTTTAAATATGTTGTTAGTTCTATATTATAACGAATTGTTATAATTGATCCAATATTAAGT